CGTTCGAGTTCAGCTGCCACAGGTCTCCTTGGTTAGGTGACCGGAGTATGCCTCATCGCTCGGCTAGAGGCAAGAGCAAAGCGACAACAAAACGAAGCCGCCCCGCGCGGGGGCACGGGGCGGTCGAGCTCATTCAGGTGGGGTGTCTGCGTCGGCAGCAAGAGCGGCTGCGTTCTTCGAGGGGCATTGTCCAGACTGGCCCCAAGCGACTTCCATCCGACAGGGGCCTTCCGGCCCACGCCGACGGCCGCCGATGAAGGCGGCCGTCGGTTTGTAAAGTGGGGCACGAGGGGGAAGTCTCGTGCCCCTGCCTGGGAGGGGGGAGCCCAGGTCTTGGTCCGAGTTACTTGATCAGCGTGGCGACGTCGCCGTGGACCTTGATGGCGATGCCGTTGGTGCGGGCCAGCAGGCGGAGCGCGTCCATCGCGTCGCGGGGAGCCCACTCGAACTTCTTCTCGAGCTTCGAGATCGTCACGTCGCCCTTGCGGAGCATTGCCAGCACCTGGCCGCGCTTGCTCGCCTCGCGGGGTTCGCTGGCGACGACGCCCTTGGGGACGTCGATCGTGTAGTCGCGGATGCGGTCGATGACCACACCGGAGTCACGGGCCGGGGCCTTCTCACGGCCTCCGACTTGGGCCTTGCTCTTGGTCTTGCGGGCGGTCTTCGAAGCGGTCACGGTCGCGGCGGCCTGGGTGGCGGACATGGGTGTCTCCTTGATTCGGTGCCTTGCCGTTCGGGGAGCGACCACATCGGTCAGCAACCGTCCCGGCGATGAGGAGATCATCTCGCATACCAAACGAAGAGCAAGGCGATTTGCAATATTGTGTCCCCGGCTTAACCGTAGGTGTTCCCCCGGCTAACAATCCCCTAACGCAGACCGCCCGATCCAGCATGGAGACTGGAGCGGGCGGCCGGTTGGTTCTGTGTCGGTTGAATGCCGGTCAATCGAGGGCGAACTTCGTTGTCTCGTGGCCGGCCAGCTGCCGAACCGTCCCACGCAGGTACTCCTGCACCTTCTTCTCCAGGGCGTTGTCCGCCTTGAGCTCGAGCTCATACGTGTGGTGCGGGCCGACGTATCCACACCACACGAGCACCGCGCCGGCCGGCTTCTCGCGTTTGATTCGAGCAGCTGCTCGGAGGGCGTTGCCCTCGTCCTTGATACGGATTGTGGCGACAGTTCGCATGGTGAAGAACTCTAGCCGCCCCGCCGCGCTCAGAACAAACCGCCGCCGTCATCTTCGACGGCCGGCTTGGCCTTGGCTGCGACCGGGGCCGCTTGTGGGAAGCCGACGAAGCGAGCGACGTTCTCGAACTTGTCTGACGGAGGAGCCGGGGCGGGGCCGCCCTGGATCGGAGCGCCGCCTGGGAGCGCGTACCGGGTCATCGCCTTCCAGATCTGGCTCCACTCCTTGGAGTCGTGCTGTGCGGAGCCGTACGCCTTCTCCATGATGCGGCCGCAGGCACGGCCGATGGGGTCGATGTCGTGCTGGTCGATGCCGACTTCGGTGTGCACGAGCTCGGCCGGCTTGTCGTTGCTGACTCTCTGGAGCGTGACGGTGACCGTGGAGTCGTCCGCCAGGTTCAGCGTCAGGTGCATGCCGTTCGTGAGCCGGTGCACGGACAGGAGGGTGATCATTTCTTCGCCATCCACTTCCGCCAGGCGTCGCCGACGGCGCACTTGCCGTCAAGGTGCTCCATCTCGTGTTGGATGACGCGGGCCTCGAATCCCTCGAACTCCTCGACGTGGCGGACGTGCTCGCGGTCGAAGTATTCCAGCGTGATGCTCTCCGGCCGGCGTACCTGCACCCACAGACGCGGGTACGACAAGCAGCCTTCCTCCATCAGGGTGAGGTCCATGGAGTGGGAGAGCACCTTCGGGTTGAGCAGGTACTTGAACGTGGTGCGGTTCGGGTAGAGCACGATGGCTCGCTTCATCCACCCGATCTGGTTGGCCGCCAGGCCGACGCCCGTCTTGGTCGCACGCAGCGTGCGGGCCATGCGATCCAGCATTGGCTGTGCGTCGGCGAGCTCTTGGCAGCCGACGATCTCGGTGCTGATGGCGGTGAGCGCCGGGGCGAACTCCTTGAGGATCAGGGACGTGTAGCCGCCGCAGGCACACTTCTTCGCCTTGACGCCTGAGCCGCACTGGCACGGGCGGTTGCGGTCAGCACCCTTGATGGTGCCCGCGTCCTCGTTGCGCCCGCGTTCGCGGACGTCGCCCTCCTGGGCCTCAGCCTTGGGCCGCCCCAGATTGCCCGTCGCCCCAAGCAGGACGGCGCTGACCATCGCGAGCTCGGCCCCGCCGCCGTAGCGGAAGGGGAGCGGCCGGTCGAGCCGGCGTTGGGGGCCAGTCTCATCGAACTGTCGGTCAAGGTCACGCATCTCGTCAGCAAGGTCACGCATAGTAGGGTGATGATGCCGCACGTTCACGCCCAGGGCAAGCTCAAATTCCTTCGCCTTCGCCAGTGCACCAGTGGCCGCGCCGGACGAGAGCCTCTGCTCGCTTGCGACGCCCCTCCCAATAGAAGGCGTCACGCAGGCGTTCGTTGACGTTGTCGAAGTCGCCATAGAACTCCTTCCAGGAGTCCCGCATGTAGTCGAGGTCGTAGCCGATGGCCGTGTTGTAGCCTGTGAACATCGCCGCCGTGTGCAGGCGAGCGATGAGCTCCTCAGGGACGACTTGGTCCTTCCGCTTGTTCGGGATGGTTGTCGGCAGCAGCGGCTCGCCTGGAGCCGGGGCCGGGTGCGCGGAGGAGCCGATGCCGGTAACGCCCTGGAGTAGTCTCATCATCCACATGCTGGCGAGCATACCGCAGCGTGGTGGACAAGCAAGCAGAAACGCGAGCGGCCCCCGGAACATCCAGGGGCCGCCGCAACCTCTAGCTCGAGACCAGCGTACGCCACTCACGACCAGTCGACAAGGACGTCGTTGTAGAAGAACTTGCCCTTGATGAACCGCTTGGCGTCAGCGTCCGCCACGCCCCACACGATCGTCGGGCCGGTGCCGTACACGCGAGTGCCGTTGAGGAACAGGCGGGTCTCCGGCCGCATGACGTCGCCCGGCAGTTGGTAGCCGGGGTCATTGCCGTTGGCTGGCTCCGGGTACTCGCCCAGGCGGGCAGTGAAGGCGTAGCCGCCATTCTCCGGAGCACCGCGCACGACGCAGTTGGCGTCCATGGTGTGCACGCTGCCGTGCTCCACGGCGTAGCCGAAGTTGAAGGTCCACTTCCGCCAGGTCGCGGTCGAGCGGGCGGCCAGATCCTTCACGCGGCGGTCGTACGTCTGTGTGATGTGGTTGCTGGTGTTCATCACGCTCGACAGCGGGGCCTCGCCCTTGCTGTGGTCGTTGTCGTCGACCCAGATGCGGCCGACGCGGCGGAACTCCAGGGCCAGCTTGGTGAGATCCTTCTCACCCTTCGCCTTCATGGCCATGACCGCCGCGCGGGTCTCGGCCGGGTTCGACACCATCTGGATCTTGTTGGTGAGCACGCGGTCGAGCATCCAGTTGCGGCCGCCGTCGCCGCCGTTCAGCGGGTTGGGGCCGGTGATCGCGCCGTCGCACAGGCCGTCCTCGCAGTCCCAGATGGCGTCACCCCGGATGCATGCCTTGCGGCTGCTGCCCCGGTACATGAGGCGGAGACGACGCAGATAGATCCGCTTGGCGTTGCCCGCTCGGATGATCGACTCGATGGTCGAGCCGCCGTCGTCGTCGGCAGTGTTCGGGATGCCGTCCGCACCCCAGTCCTCCACCGTGACGTCTTCGATCGTGGTGTTGTCGCGGCCTTCGACGAAGGCGAAGTAATTCGCGATGGTCCGAGCTCGTGACCGGCGGATGGTACAGCCGTCGCCCCGCACCATGAAGCACGCACCGCTGTCGTCGAGCCAGTCGATGTCCTCGCAGGTGCCGTTGTCCGCCCCGAACTGAATGCCGGGGGAGTCCTTGCGGGCCGCCTTGCCACGAACGCGACGCAGCGTCACGCCCTTCGCACCAAGGTTGTAGAGGGCCTGCCAGTTCGGCTTGTCGATCTGGATCGCGGTCGCACCCGCGCCGTCCACGTTGCCCGTCAGGTTGAAGCCGACGGTCGTCGTGGTGACGGAGCTCGCCGGCATTTGCGGGAGCGCCGGCGTGGTCGGTACGTTGCCGGCCGGGGGCACGACGGGGCCGCCTGTGCTCTTCTCAGAGGCGAGGACGGCCGCTGCCAGGGCTGCCTGTTCGGCTGTGTGACCAGCGACCACGGTCGCTTGGACTTGCTTCAGGATTTCGGTTGTGGACGCCATAGAATCTCCGGTAGGTGACCGGAGATCTTAGGGCGGTTGGTGAATTTCGGCTGCTGAAATCAGGTGGAACTTGTCGGCGGCCAAGACCTGAACTCGCACTCCTCGACGTTCTCGCTCACCCACTCAGCGTCCTGGCCGGAGAATCCCTTCACGAGGCACTCGACGTAGTCGTTCGAGTCCTTCGGCTCCTCGACATACAGGCCACGCAGAGCGACCGCGCCGGGCACTTGCGGGTCGGGGTACATCTGGACGTTGACGATCTTCTTCCCGGTGTAGAGCTCCAGGGCCTCCCAGAATCGCCGCATGCGAGCGCCGCCGGACATCGCCTGGTCGTCGGGGCGGTACTCGCCCGTGCCCACCTGCACCTGGTCGCCGATGCCGTAGCACTGACGCGGCTCGAGGAACTCGACCATCGAGTCGCCCGACACCTGCCGGCGGATGAGCTTGACGCGGGCGTTGTGGAGGAAGTGGCCGGGGTTCTTGATGATGCCTGTCTTCATAGGTGCCCGAACTCTCTCCGAGGGACTAGCCGCCGACAAGCGTCAGCTGATGCCGCGTGCGCAGATTATCGCCAACGCCTCCTGGGCAGAGAAGCCGGCTTCCACCAGCGACTCCATGCGGGCCTTGAGCAGCTTGCTGAGTTCCTTCTGGAGCTCGACGTTCTGCTCGAAGGTCGCCCGCAATTCGTCCACGGACTCGCGTAGCTTCTGCACCTTGTCCTTGAGGTCATCCGCCATTCGACACACCCTTCGTCGCGGGCCACGGGGGAGTCGGGTCGGCCGGCGCTGCGACCGGATCCGGGTACAGCACCTCACGGATGCAGCGGGCCGCCTCTTCGTTGGTCAAGTACCCGTCCATGCCCAGGGACATTCGCATGGCAAACCAGAGCTCGGCCTGTTCCTTGTGCTTAGGCATCGCCAGGGCCATCGAGTTCATGGCGACGTTTGGACCGTTGTACTCGGCGACGAGCATTTGAACGATTCGAACTTGCAAATCGGGACTTGGACGGATTCTCATTTGTCTTTTCCTTGACGCTGGCAGCGTGCCTCGCGTCGGTTGTTCTCCTGGAGCGGGCGACTTCCCACCAGGTCCAGTGCTCTTCGTACTTCTCTCGTCCGCAGTATTCACAGCGGACGAGGTCGTCGGAGTACATCATCCCGCCGCCGTACAGGAGCGGGCCGACGTGCCGCACGTGGCGGCAGAGGAACAGTCCCACGAGGCGACGCAGCTTGGCGAATCGTTTCATTTGGGTCTCCCGAACACGGAGTTCGCAATCTGTGCCTCGCCGCCGCGCTCACGCACCTGGATGTACACGGTGAAGCTGTCGACCGGCTGCTGGGTCTCCCGATCCTTCTGCTGTGCGTAGCTGGCGTTGAGCCGGGTGCTGTCGTTCTCGTGCACGAGCAGATCCTGGAGCCGGCTGAGCACGCTGTCGATGAACGCGCGGTTGCCTGTGATTCGGATGCCGTCCTCGCCGTACGTCCGGCCCTCGTGCTTGTACGGGATGACCGTCGGGTTGATCGGCTGGTTGGCAGGGAGGTTCTTCCAGTGCTCGAGAAACTGCTGCTTGTTCATAGTGCTGGAACTCTCTCATGCGGACGGCTTCGCGACAACAGGCTTGAGCAGTGCAATAATCTCCTCGAGCTCCCTCTTGCCGTCGGGGCCGACGTGGTTCTGGAACCGCTTCAAGAACTTCTCGAGCCGCACGACTGGCGGGTCGAACGACGGTATGAAGATCCGCCGCACCTTGCTCAGGAGGGCCTTGACCAGCTTCGGGACGAGCACCCACCGCATGCCGGCGGCGTTGGCTTGCTCGACTTCCTCCTGCGTCGCAACAGGCGTAACGTCGGGGCCGTGCCGTTCGACGAACCGCGCCGCGTACCCGGTCGCGAACTCGTGCTTGGCGTGCACGTGGGCCTCGACGTACTTGACGTCGGGGGCCTCTTCGTCGAGCAGGGCGTCCACGCGGCGGTTGGGGCCTTGCCGCGTCCAGAGCCGCGACGTTTGGTACTCCAGATCGAAGCCGTCCACCATGCCCCGGTCGCGGTCCAACATCACCGTCCCTGGGCGGAACGCATAGCCGCACTTGAGCGTTTGGTTGTGGGACACGAACAGGCCGCCGACGTACACGCGGCCCTTCTGCTCCGGCTCGTGCAGGATCTCGTCGAAGCTGCCGTCGCCGTAGCGGTTGAGCTCGACCAGTCGCCACTGCTCCTCGGTGATGCCGTGGATGTGGATGTCGACGCCCGTGACCGGCTCCTCGCCGTCTTCGTAGTCCTCAACGTGGACGTTCAGCACGTCCGAGTTGAACTGCTCGTTGAACTCGATCTCCGGCCGCCACTTCACGTCGCCGTTGTGGATCGTAACCGGGTGGCCGGCCCGCGTCAGCACGAGCAGGGCCAGCTTGTAGCCTTCCCCGAACTTGCCGCGCTGCGACGGGTCTTCGCTCTTGGTCGTGTTGCCCAGGAGCAGCGTCTCCGGCAGCAGCCGGCCGGTGCTGGTCGAGATCCGCACGATGTCCACGAAGTGCTCGATGAGCACGACGCAGTCAGGATCGCGGGCCTGCTGGTCGAGGGCGTTCTGGATGAGCTCGCGGATGCCCTCCCACACGCCCCAATGGCTCACGTACTTCGGCGAGATCGGCAGAGTGAAGAGATCATTCATAGTCGCGAATCGCTTTCACGTAGGGGAAGCGGGGCACGCCGGCCGGCGTCAGGTTCTGGAACTGGATGGAGGCCACCTTGCCGATGACCTTCGCCTTGTCCGCCAGGAGCCGCCGGAAGAGCTCCATGTTGCCCATGATCGACGCGGTGAAGCGGGTGCCGCCAGCCGTGGCGAACTCCATCGCCCCAGCCATCCCCGCGCGGTTGCCCTCGCCCTCGTGCACGTCGAGCACCGTGTAGTCCTCTTCGCTCATGACCTTATACTTCAGGAGCGAGCGGGAGCGCTTGTTCTGATACGGCTGGTCGAACCGAATCATGAGGCCCTCATAGCCTTCCTGACGCCACTTGGCGAACCACTCTTCGATCTCGGACATCGAGCCGACCTGCACCGTTGGGGAGATCTGGATGCACGGGTCGCTCAGGCTCATGATGCTCAAGAGCTCGTTGTAGCGGGCCGTGAATCCGCCGGAGTGGTGCGGCAGGTCATAGATGTGATATTGGAGGGTCTCCGCCGACGCGGCCAGGTCGGCTGCCGTCGGCTTCTGTTTCTTGGCGAGGCTGATGATCTTGTTGAAGTCGTTCGCGAACTTGTGGGCGTAGAGCTCACCGTCCGTCACGAAGAAGTCGATCTTGAACTTGGCGAACGCCTTCACGACGGCCGCGTGGACGTGCGGGGCGGAGACGATCGGCTTGCCGTTGCGCGACGTCAGGCCGCCCCTCTGGGCAATGCACCTCATTCCGTCGAACTTGGGCTGCACCCACAGCCGGCCCCCGGCCGTCAGCGCCTGCTTGACGAGGGCCTCGCGGTCCTCGAACACCTCAGCGAGCATCGGGGAGAAGAACGCCTGCGTGTCGATGTCCGCTTCGTTTGGCCAGTAGCCTTCGTCCTTCTTCTTGGTCCACAGGGCGCGGGCCTCTTTCTCGGCTTGCTCTGAGTCGGAGCGACCCTGCTTGCCCTTGGCCTGTGTCCAGGCGCTGGTGGTCAGGTTGCCGCCCCGGATGCCGCTCGTGGTGCGGAACTTGCCGCCCTCCACTTCGACTTGCCAGGTCTGGACACCGCCGTCGGAACGACGTGAGTACAGGATGGGAATGCCGCTCGTGGTTGCGTCGCTCATAGACCGCAACCATACCTGTGTCGGCCCAGGACGCAAGCGGCCCGACGGGAATATCCCGTCGGGCCGTTCGGTTCAGGTTGGAGTCAGTGAGGTCAGACCTTTGCGGCGGCCTTGAAGCCGTCCACAACCTTCTGCCGCCGCTCGCCGCTCTTGAAGTCGATGGCCCAGTTGAACAGGTCGTGTGGATCCTTCGGAGCCGCCGCGCTGCCCGACCGGCTGACGATGAAGTACGCGGAGTCGGTCGTGTACTTGTTCAGCGACGCCTGGAGGGTCGGCATGATCTTCAGGAAGGTGTCGTCGCTGATGTTCTTGCCAAGGCCCCACTCGTCGATGTCGACGCCGATCGGCCGGCCGAGCAGCTTCTCCAGCTTGTCCGCGATGCGGCGGGCGTTCGCGTTCGTCTTGTCGAACCGGCTGACGAAGCCGTTGAAGTCCTTGTCCGGGTTGACGTTCGGGTAGTTGTGGCCGACGACAACGTCGTAGTTCGTGTGCCACCCCTTCGCGATGATCTGGTCGAACCAGCCTTCCCAGCTGTCCTCCCAGCCGGTGAACGAGGGCGTGCCGACCTTGAAGCCGGCCGCTCGGAGCTCGCCGGCCACTTTGTGGGCCCACTCGAACGCCTGCATCCAGTTGTTCCCCGGCCAGTAGTTCGACCAGTTCGGCTCGTTGATGAGGTTGATCTGCACACGCTTGTCCAGCGTCCGCTTGATCTTCTCGATGGCGAGGGCCGGGTGCGGCGGGATCTTCGTGCCCTGATAGGGCGGCGTCAGCACGATGCGAGGCGTGACCGCGCCGCCGTCGATGCCGAAGTACGAATTGATCGTCCGCAGCTTGTTCTCGTCGACGTCGCCGGTGTCCCACAGGCCCACCCAGATGCGGATGCTGTTGAGGCCGATCTCCTTCCAGAACGGCACGTGGACGGCCGGCGTGCTGGCGTCGCTGATGCCGCCGTTCTTCCGCTTCGTCGGCGGCGGGGGCGGCGGTGGCGGCGGGGTCGTCGGTACTTCGCCCGTGACCTTGACATACCCGTCCTTGACGGTGTTGACAATCGGATCACCGAAGGTGGCGTTGTTGAAGGCGACGACGCCCTTGACGCCCGACTTGAAGGCGAACTTGGTGCCGGAGCCGTACGCGACGTCGGCGATCTTGTTGCCGAGGTCGTAGGTCTGGCCCTCGCGGGCGACCTTCGTGTAGCCGGCGACCGGGTTGGCCGGCGGCGGGGGCGGTGGCGGCGCGACGACAGGCCACACCTGTTCGCCAGCGACCAGAACGACGACACTGCTGCTCGTGACGGTGGCGGTAAACGCCCGCCCGTCGTTGAGCTTGCCTGAATACTCCGACATGTGCATTCTCCTGACAAGGGGTGAAGGATTCTTCCGGCTATTGTAGCCGAAAGCTCACCGTCCGAGTAGGGCGTGCACACCTTTCAGGCGTTTAATATCCACGTGGACGTACCCTTGCGTCGTGGTGACATCGGCGTGGCCGAGCATCTCCTGGATGACGCGAAGGTCGGCCCCGCCGCTGAGCATGTGGCTGGCGAAGGCGTGTCGCAGGACGTGCGGGTGCACGTGCTTGCAGATGCCGGCCCGTTCGGCGTGGCGGCCTACGATGTGCCACAGCGCGATGCGGTCCAGAGGCTCGCCCCGGTAGCTCAGGAAGAGCGTCGGGTGCTTTGAGGGCGGGCGGGCCTCCAGGTACGCGGCGACGGCTCGAGCGGCCGTAGCATTGAGCGGGAGCTCGCGCTCGCGGTCACCCTTGCCGATGACCCGCAGGGTGCCAGCCGCCAGGTCGAGGGCGTCGATCCGCACGCCCACAAGCTCGCTTGCACGAAGGCCGCAGCCGTACAACAGTTCGAGCATCGCCTTGTCCCGGAGGGCCAGAGGAGCGCCGAGGGGCACGTCCATCATGGCCGCCGCCTGGGCCTCACTGATGATCGTCGGAAGCCGCTGCTCGCCCTTGGGCCGTTCCATCGCCTCAGCCACCGCCGTGCGGTCTTGGCCCAGGGCGGTCTGGTACATCAGGAAGCAGCGGATGGCCGCGATGTTGCGGGCGACCGTAGCGGCCGAGTGGCCCATCTGCGAGCGGCTTCGCACGTACGTCTGGATGTGCTCCAGGGTAGCCGTGGCGAGCTCGACGCCGAGCGTCTTCAGGTAGGTGTTGGCCGCGTGGACGTCGCGCCGGTACGCTTCCACGGTCTCGTCCGCCAGGCGGCGTTCGGAGCACAGGTGGCTGATGAAGCCGTCCATAAGGTTGCGTTGCGACATGCCCGTATCATGCAGCGGGGATGGGACAAAGCAACCAAATATCTTCTGTCCTTGTACCTCACCGGCGGCGGGAAGAGACTCTAGGTGCTACTCGCCGGGGCGGTGAAGGACTTGGACCTTCAACGTCTGGTCATGGTGGACCTACCCGAACGAGTGGCACAGCGGTGAACGGTGGAGCAGTATGATGCCGGCGGGGTGCCGGCGGCTGCCCTCCGGGGAACGTCGCTGACCTCGTGAATCACGGATGAATCCTAATGAATACGCGTGAACCTTCTGACAGCGGCGTGAATCTTGATGAATCGGGGACCGGGGACGAGCGAGAGATTATCCCGATGAACCTGAGCCGCGCTGAGCTTGAATTGATGGCGAAGGCCCTGAAGCGGGCACACGCTGACCTTCGGTGCTATGTCCGTGACCTGTGCGGCCACGAAGGCCGTGCACCGCGCCGGCTCTCGTCTATGGTCCAAGATTTGCGGGACGAGGAGGAAGACTATGCGGAACTCTTGTTCCGCGTGCGTGGGGAGTTGGCGGCCCTTCCTCCGAAGCCGCCAGTCAAGTTCTCGGCGAAGCTGTCGCAACTTCCTGGGCCTCGCACACTCGCCCGCCTCGGCCACCAGGCCATGGTTCAGGCGCTGCGTGGTCGGCTCCAGAGGTGACCCCCTCCTGATGGATGCTGGATCCTATAGGCCCTTCTCTCAAAACTGGCCTGATGCCTCGAGACCGATGTAGTAGTCCCGCCACGTCGGCTCGAGGAGCTCGTCCGAGTTGCGGATGTACGGCCGCACCTTCATGGACTCGCAGCCGACCAGCAGGCCGGCTGCGAGTGCGAGGATGAGGAGTCGTTTCTTCATTTCATGCCGAAGGCGTAGATGCCCGTCAGGTGGTCGCCCATCAGGGCCTTCTTGACCTGGAGCCGAGCGCCGCTGAGCCCAGGGCAGGGGATGTTGATGACCGACCGGCGTCCGCCTGGCTCGCCCGCGCCGGCGACCAGCCGCGTGGCGGTGGTCGCGCCGTCGCCGTCCGTGAGACGCCAGTAGCCGCTCCAATCGCCCTCGTTGATGAGGGTGATCCAGTTGACCACGGCCGTGCCGGGGATCTCGAGGACATCGGTCCACTCGTTGTCGGCAGTCTCGACAGCGGAGTCGCCGGATGATGCGATGTAGGGCAGGCTCATTAGTTCATTGCCTTCCAGACGCAGCCGTTGCAGGTTGCGACGTTCGAGGAGGACGCGGCCGACCAGGTGGCCGTGACGCCCATGGTGAAGTTGCTCGAGAGGTTGATACCAGTCGTGAGATCGTGACGAGCCGAGTCGACGGAGTTGTCGACCGACGAGTCCTGGAACGTGGAAGCCGTAACGCTTGAGCCGCTGCCCCAGAAGGTGATGATGGCACGGGTGAACCACACGCGCGTGTTGGCATTCGTGATCACCGCGAAGTTGCCGGAACCGGACAAGGTCGTGCCCGCTGCACCGTTGATCTTGATACGGAACTGGAGGTTGGGTGTGGCCGTCGACTGATACCGCCCCCACGCGACCACTTCGTATGTCCGCTCGCTGGCGAGCGAAGCCGCCGTCACGTTCAGGACAGAGTTCGTGAACTGAGTTTCTGACGTCGTGTTCGAGACGCTGACGCTGGAGCTCGTGACGCTGGCCACGCCACACCAGGACGAACTGGTGCCGCCCGAACGGGCACGCACGCGGTTGCCGCCGGCCGTGTCCGTCCAGAGCTCCCCGTCGCCCACGCTGCCAGGATCACCGGAAGAGTTCCGCGCCTTGTGCATCTCGAGCAGACCGCTGCCGTTGACCTGAAGGCTGTCGTTGTCGACTTCTGCACCGCTGCTTTCGTAGACGATGCTGACCGCGTCGTTGTTGCCCAAGGTGCCGTTCGTCATGATCGGGGCGACCGTGAACGTGTTCCAGGTGCCGTTGTCGGTCGGAGCCGAGCGGAGGCTGAAGATCGCAAACGTGGTCGGCGACACCTTGCTGTACACGTGGATGAACCCACGGATCAGCTGGCTGTTCGCCCGGCCCCAGTTGGCGAGCCAGTTGGCAATGCCGATGCTGCTCGAGGCGGTCTCGCTGATGTACAGCGTGGTGGCCGAGGACAGGGTCGCGTTGTTGAACCGGAGGAACCCCGCGCCGGGGTCGCTCGCGGTCGTGGTGGTGCTGTACTGGAAGGGGACGCCCGCGTCGATGCCGTTGGCACCCGCCGAGCCAGTCGAGCCGGTCGAGCCCGTGGCACCAGCGGCCCCGTCTGCGCCGGTGGCACCCGTGTCGCCCTTGTCGCCCGTGCGAGCGTAGGTCAGGCGGAACGTATCGCCGGTCGTCCACGTGCCAGCACCCGCCACGTGGGTCAGGGTGAACGTGTTCCAGGTGCCGCTGTCGGTCAGCGTGCCGGTGATCGCATACGTGCGATAGTTGGCCGACGTGCCGACCTTGCGGAAGGTGATGTATCCCTTGTTGGTCGAGGTCGAGTCGTCGAACGCGGCGAGCAGACTCGTCAGCGTGACGCCGTCCCCGTCGGTCTCGCTGATGTACAGCGCCGTCGCGGATCCGAGCGTGGCGTTGTTCAGGCGGAAGGTGCCTGAGCCGGGGTCGCTCGCGGTCGTGGTGCTGTTGTAGGCGTAGAGGTATCCCTCGTCGAGACCGTTGGTGCCGTTCGTTCCCGGCGTGCCAGTCGTGCCCGTGGTGCCCGTCGTGCCTGTGTCGCCCTTGTCGCCGACCCTGCTGGGCTGAATCAGGACCACGTCGCTGTTGGAGAAGGTGCCAGCGCCGGTCACGTAGGCCACCGTCATGGTATCCCACGTGCCGTTGTCGGTCAGGGTGCCCGTGACGTTGAACTCCGCGAAGGTCGCCGGGGTCGACTTCTTGACGATCTTCAACCGCATCTTGATCGTCGAGGTCGAGTCGTCCCACGTCGCGATCTCAGCCGCGATGGCGTTGGCGAGGTTGTCCGTCTCGCTGATGTACAGCGCGGTGGCCGAGGCGACGGTGGCGTTGTTCAGTCGGAAGATGCCAGAGCCTGGGTCGCTGGCGGTCGTGGTGGTGCTGTAGACGTACTGGAAGCCGTTGCTCACGCCGTCGGTGCCGTTGGTGCCCGCCGTGCCGGTCGTTCCCGTGGTGCCCGTTGCGCCGGTGTCACCCTTGTCGCCCGTGCGGTCGAAGGTGACCCGCATGACGTCGTTGTTGGCCCAGGTGCCGTTGCCCGCGACGTGAGCGATGGTGAGCGTGTCCCAACTGCCGTTGTCGGTGAGCGTGCCGGAGACGGCGTACACGCGGAAGCTCGAACTGTCGGCGTCCTTGCGGATGGTCAGCTGGCCCTTGACGGTGCTGGTCGAGTCGTCGAAGGTGGCAAGCAACGCACCGATGCCCGCCGCGTCGGCGTCGGTTTCGCTGATGTAGATCGCGGTGGCCGAGGCCGGCGTCGCGTTGTTCAGGCGGAAGAGGCCCGCGCCGGGGTCGGACGCGGTCGTGGTCGTGCTGTAGGTGAACTTGTTGCCGACGCTGATGCCGTTCGTTCCGTTGGTGCCCGCCGTTCCCGTGGTGCCCGTCGAGCCAGTCGACCCGGTCGCACCCGTATCGCCCTTGTCGCCCTTGGCGGTGAACTTGAGCTCGACCGGGTCGTTGTTCGCAAAGCTGCCGGCGGAGAGCGTGTTGACCACCGTGAAGGCGTCCCACGTGCCGCTGTCCGTCAGCGTGCCGCTGATGTCGAACGCCGCGAGCACGGCCGGGTCAGCCGTCTTGGTCATGACGACGGTGCCCTTGATGGTGCTCGTGCCGTCGTCCCAAGTGGCGAGGAAGGACGCCACGTTGTTCGCGTCGTTGTCCGTTTCGCTGATGCGGAGGGTGACCGCCGCCGAGAGGGTCGTCGTATTGAACTTGACCTTGCCGCTGGTCGGGTCGGTGTTCGCCGTGTCCGTCGAGTAGAGGTAGCGAAGGCCCGCGTTGCGGCCGGCCGCACCCGTGGCCCCCGTGGATCCAGTCGCTCCGGTGGCACCCGTCGCCCCGTCATCCCCGTCGACACCATCAGCGCCGTCGGCTCCCGCAGCACCAGTTGCCCCAGTCGCGCCGGTGGCCCCGGTGTCGCCCTTCTGGGCCATGAGCTCCCACTTGGTCGCGTCGGTCGGGAGGTTGCCTGTCGTCGAGGCAATGGCGATGTAGGACGAGCCCAGGTAGCTCACCGCATCGTTGGCGACGTACGCGGTCGCACCGTTGTACGCCCCACGCCAGATGAAGCTGATGCCGTCGGCACCATCCGCCCCGTCGTCGCCGTCCGCTCCGGTTGCCCCCGTGGCCCCGTCAGCACCATCCGCGCCGTCGGCCCCGTCGTCGCCGGCCACGCCCTGGATGCCTTGGATGCCCTGTTCGCCCTGCTCCCCTTGCTCGCCCTGTTCGCCGGTGTCGCCCTTGTCACCCTTGGGGCCGAGGATCTTGACGCCGCCGTCCTCCAGCATGACCTGCCAGCCGTTGTGCTCGTCGTAGACGAGGGACTCCAGCTTGGCGAGCGTCACCGAGATCATCTTGCGGACGGTGCCCGTGTTCATCTGGATGATGACGTCGGCATCGACCGTGTCGGTGTTGTGGATGTTGACGTACTTCACCTGTCGCTTGTTCGAGCCGCTCGGCGCGGGAACGATGGTGACCGCCGTGGTGTCGTTCGACACGCCGTCGTCCGAGGCCAGGCTGAACGCCGTGCTCGTGTGGTCGGCCCAGGAGGTCGTCCACGTCAGATGGTTGGTGGTCTTCGCTCCGCCCAGGACGAGCTCGAGCGACTTGCTGGTTGTGTCAAGGAAGAACATAGTTGTCAGACTCCGATCGAAATCCTGCTCATGATCTGCGGATGGGTGAACCCACCGCCGCCCCCGCCGCCGCTGCCCGCTGCCGCCACGACATCCCACGTGACGCCGCCGTCTGTACCCGGCTCGACGTTCGTGTTGCCGCTGAGAGCGATGTAGCTGGTGCCAAGGTACTGCACGACATCAGTCGTCACGTACGTCGCACCGCTGTCCCATTCGCCCTTCCAGACCATACCCGGAGCACCAGCGGCACCAGGAGAACCGTCAGCACCATCGACGCCATCAGCGCCGTCGGCACCCGGAGCACCATCGACACCGTCAGTACCGTCAGCACCGTCGGCACCCTTGTCGGCGAGCAAGTCCCACTTGGCCGGGAAGAGCTCCGGGTCTTCTCCGGTCGTTGTGGCGAGGGCGATGTAGCTGCGACCGTTGCGGCTGACCGCGTCGTCTTGTCCATATTCAGTCCCGGAGTTCCAGGCCTCACGCCAGATCAGACCAGGGACGCCGTCTGTGCCGGGAGATCCCGCTGGTCCAGTCGGGCCGGCAGGGCCTGTAGGCCCTGGCGTACCGCCACCGCCACCGCCAGGGCCACGAGGGCCGAGTGCGCCCTGACTCGCAAGAACGTCCCAATAGTTTCGCGTCGTGGGTTTGACATCTTCGTTCTGTTTCGTGCAGATGTAGGAGTTGCCGAAGTGGCTGACAGCGTCGCCCGGCGTGTAGAAGACGTCGCGCTGCCAGGGGCCACGCCAGCGAAAGCTGGTGCCATCGTCACCCTGTCGGCCGGGTGCGCCGGACGGGCCTTGTGGTCCACGACGGCCGGGAGAGCCGCCGCCTGAAATGGTGACACCTGGAATCATCAACGCCTCATGAGAGTGCCGCCCGCTCATCGGAGCGGGCGGCAGAATTATAGCCGGTCTTCACCTGACCCGCTAGTATTTCATTCTGCGCCTGTCTTGGCCGCGCCGCCGGTCTCGCCTTCCCCGCCCTCCTGTGCGATGACCTTGGCCTGAGCGTCGAACAGGTCGACGCGGCCCTTCCCGTAGATGGCGACCTTGATGTCTTGGTCGGGTGACTTCCACCCAGGCGGCTTGATCGGCTTCGCCGCCTTGGTGTTGCCCTGGGCCACAGCCTTCCTCATGTTCGCGGTGTGGACGGCACGCCAGATGTTTCGGTACGGCAGGCCGTAGACGATGATGGTGCCCAGGACGACGGCGATGACATCGACGGCTTCCCGCGCGATCTTGACGAGGTCGCCGGACTCGATTGCCTCGATGAGCTCGTCCGTCTCTTCGTTGATCATGTCGATGCGGTGCTTGATGCACTCGGCCGACGGGGCGAGCGGGCGGGCCGTGATGCCCAGGCCGTACTTGCGGTGCATCGCGATAACGTCTGCGTGCGGGTCGAATTGGTTCGACATTGTCGTTCAGTCCTTGTTCGCGGTTACGTCGTTCAGGATAAGCGGGGCCGCGACGTGCTTGTCCATCAGCAATGGGATCACCCACCGCATGTTCGGAATAATGTCCAGAGGAAGATCCAGGATGTCGACCTCAACGAGCTCCTCGTCCGTCGTCTGCTGCCACCCCTTGAAGGAGTCATAGCAGATGAAGAAGTGGACCTTGAAGTTGGGGCCTTGCAGAGTGATGCGGTGAGTCCAGTCCTCGCTGAGCGACAGGCCGGTCTCCTCGCGGAACTCGCGGACCATGGCGTCGATCGGGAGCTCGCCGGCCTCGACGTGGCCGCCCACGCCGTTCAGCTTGCCCTTCTGCCAGGCCGGCCGGTTCTTCCTGATGAGGAGCGTCCGGCCAGCCTTGTCAATGACGACGCCATTCACGTACTCTTGCATGGTGGGCAGTTTACTTCGTCGGTGAAGCAGAAGCAACATCAAACACGAAGAAAACTCCGCCACTCTCGGAGGGCGTTGATGTTGTACGCGCGGAGATAGTCGTGCTGCTTGTGAGCGATGTCGACGCGGTTGTAGCTCCACATCTTCCGCAGGCGGTAGACGATCTCCTCGGTCGAGTTCGGCGACGCCTTGCAGTTGGACGGGAGCCAGCTGATGTCAGGGCTGACGACGATGGGCACGCCGCACGCCACGCAGTCGGCCGCCACGATGTTGAACGACTCGCTCAGCGACACCTGGAGGGCCAGGTCCATCGAGCGGACGAGGCGGAGGAACGTCGGGTGGTCCATCCACGGCTGCTCGATGAGCTCGTGCCTCGAGCCGGCGAACAGGCCCCGGAGGTTCTTCAGGACGTTGTCTCCCTGCTGCTCCTGACGAGTCGCGTTGATGTGGAACCGCACCTTCTGGTCGACGTGGTCGCCGAACCGCATTGCGGCCACCGCCTGGAGCAGGTGGTTCTTCATCGGCCGCAGAGCTCCGAAGCAACCGATCTCGATGGCGGTGCCGTCGTTCATCGTGCAGCCAGCGCCGGTGGCGTCGCCTGGCACGTAGATGTTCGGCAGGTAGACCGCGTTGTAGTCGAGGTCGAGCAGGTCGCGGGTGAACTCCGGCGAGTTCGGGGCGATGATCAGCCGGGGGTTGGTGCTCTTGTACCGCGACAGCCAGTCGAAGGCCATCCCCTCGTTGGCGAGGAACGGCAGCTTGCTGTGCACGCGGACGACGAACGTGCGTTCGCTGTGCCTGGGCAGGGACATGATCTCGAGCAGCTTCTCGGGCGTTGCCCAGAGGGCCTCGATGAACACCCACTTCGGGTCGTGCTTGGTCACGGCGCGGTCGATGCTGTTCGCGTCGTCCACTTCCCAAACCGGCGAGCGTATGCCGATGCGGTCGAGGGTCTCCGCCACGAAGCGGGCGGAATTGATCAGGCCGTAGCTGGCCCCCGTGTAGCCGTCGCTGGTGTGACGTTTCTTCGCGATGAACAGGGTCTTCTTGTGCTTCATGGGAACAGTGTTTCCGGTTGAGAATCAGGTTGTGGTTGGCTCCGCCTTGTCCACCCCTTGACTGTCCAGAAGTCGTACGCCTGTCGGAGGTCGTGCTGAATCGCTCCAGCTTTGATCGCGGCGGCGTGTCGGCCCTTGTTCAAGTCATAGTGGGGTAGCCGCTTGTCCTGGAACCAGGCACGCTTGAGGCCAATCTTCTTGGCGAAGGCGTGGAGCTCGTCCAGGGTGTCGGCGTACATGTGGCAGCTGTCCTTCCACTTGAAGGAGGCGCTGCCACCATAGTTCTGGATGGTGTCGACGTAGACCATCAGACGTCATAGTCATCCGGTTTCCCGTTGACTACCTTTCGTTCGTAGATGCGCCGGACGCGGGCGGCCTCCTTGGGCGAGAACTCCTTCTGCTTGCCGTCGATGATGCCGGCGATGAAGTCGATCTGGCCCTTGGTCAGCCGCGTGCCGTCGTTGTCAATCTGCTTGACCAGGGCGAGCGTCGCCTTGTGGTCAACAGGCTTGGGTGGTGTCTTCATGGGTGAACTCTACTGCCGCAGGGCGGCTCAGGCTGCGACAGATTTCAGGCCCAGGGCCTTGTTGAGGTCTTCGACGCGCGGTGCCGGGAGGTTCTGCTGCACGACGTACACCGACAGCACTGCGTCGACCACCGGCTTGATCTCCGGCCAGAGGGTGATCAGGCGGTTGGCGGTCGTCGCGTTGAAGAGCACGGAGCGGATCTCGCTCCGCAGCTTCTCCTTCTCGGTCTTGATCGCTTCCGTCTCCCGCTCGAGCCGGCGGGCCTCGACCGCAAGTGGGCCGTCGCTGACGGCGAGCAGGAAGGTGCTCTGCTCGTTGTACGTGTCGCACTTCTCAGCTGGCATCGGTACGCTCTTCTTGCCGGCCAGCTTGTAGCCGAAGTCGACGCCGCCCAGGCGGGCACGGATGGTGTGCACGCGGCGGAGCCAGCCGACCGGGAGCTCGTCCATCTTCTTCCGCTCTGAGGGCGAGAAGGTGGCGTGGTAGACGTCCAGGGCCAGCTTCTCGTTGTCCAGGACCAGCTGCTTCTCGCGCGGGCTGAACTTGTTCTCGATGAGCTTCCGCTGGATGGCATCACGATGCGACGTGTTCAGTTTGATGGTGTTCGACATTACGCTATCCGTTCCTTCATCTTGCCGACGTACGTGGGGGATTGATCGACGCCGTAGAAGTTGCGGCCGAGGGCCTTGCACACGAGTGCGAAGTTGCCGGAGCCTGCAAACATATCGAGGATTGTGTCGCCGGGGTTTGTCCAACCGAGGGCGATGCGTGAGAGTAGTTCGGGCGGAAGCTGAGCCTTGTGCCAGTCGACGTGGTCGGTGCTGGTGCCCTGGAGGCGGCGGATCTCCCAAGTCTGGCCGGGGACGCGACCGCGCGGGTCAGCACGCTTGTCCTTGTAGAGCTCCTGCCGCTTGGACGGGATGCGGATCGCGTCCGGGTTCAGGGTCAGCGGGCCGCCAGGCTTCTGGGCCACGAACAACATCCGGTAGTCGTCGGTCAAGTTCGCCTGCTGGTACTGGGCGAACGTCTCGGTCTTGATGATCCGATAGATGAGCGGGCCGACGTGCTTGGTCATCAGCGCCGGGATGAAGTCCATGTGCGCCGACGGGCACAGCCACCAGGCGGTGCCGCCCGGCTTCAGGTTCTGCGACATCGTGTAGATGATGCCGCTACAGAAGTCTTCGTAGGCGGCGGGCGTCATGCGATCCTTGGTCGGATCGTCGGCGTACTTGACGCCGAAGTTGTACGGGGGATCAGCGAAGGCGAGGTCGACGAGGGATGGGACGCCGGGGATGGTGTCCGCGTATCCCTTGTGGGAGTGGTTGATGATTGAGATCTTCACGGCCATTGAGCTGACTCCAAAACGACGTCAGGCGGAGTGGGCACTCCGCCTGACGTCGGCTTGAGTGGAGCTCACTTCACGCGGAGCTCTGCGTGGCGTCGGCCGCCTTCGCCTGTTCATGCTGTTCGTACTTCTCGTTGGTAATGTCGGCCAGCTTATTCGCTCCCAACGTCACCAACGTGAAGGTGATTCTGCCCAACCAGCGAAGGAAACGCAAGGCCAATTGAACAATAATTCCGCCGACCTGCCGGAGGGCCATAAGGATGGGCGTGGCCCCGTTCGTCTTGACGATAAACGTGATCACGCCCAGGACGAGTGCAATGCCGCCGAAGCCGATCACCCCCTTCAGCAACGCTTGTCGCGTCTTGTATCCGACCCAATGGTCGCGCTCGGCGTCACGCTGCTCGACGGCCTTGACCGTTACGGCCTCTGCCTTGTCGGAGAGGACGGCCACCGCCTGGGTCGCCGGGGCGACCTTCTTGAGCTCGACGACGGCCTTCGGTAGCTCCGCCAGGGCCACCTTGTGGTCGTCCGTCGCCTCGCTCAGGAGGCGTACGGTCTCCGGCGGGTTGGAGGGCTGCGTGGCCGCCGCGCGGACGGCTACGTCGGCCCGCTTGACCGCTACGTCTGCGGCGACAACGTGGGCGGTCGCCACGGCCGCAGCCTTCCCGATCTCGGCGGTCTTGAGCTTGACCTGGGCGTTGATGGACTTCGCGTTCTCGATGTGGCCCTTACAGCCACCGGACGGCAAAGTGAGAAGGCCCACGAGCGTGAGCACGAGGAAGGAGCAAAGGAACGATCGGGCGATACGCATACGGCCTCCAAATGGGGTTGAACTGAGACGGCAATTCTACAGTCTCGTTCAACGGAGGCCAACACGAATCAGTCAGCGTCTTCGGCGTCGTCGACTTCCACGTTCTGGAACTGAGCGACAATGTTCTTCATCGCCGCCGACCCGGTCAGGGTGGGAACGGTCAGGCCGGCCAGCTGCATCCGCTGCGTCATGAGCTCGACGTGGTGATACAGACCGGCCATGAGCTCGAGCAGCTGGTTCGACAGGAGCCGGTCAGCCGCGCGGCCCTTGAGCGCCGTCGCCGTACCCGGCCAGATGTGGACGTACAGCTTGCCCTTGGGGCCGACGCGGTTCGTGATCTGGGAGCACGACACCTGCACCTTGAGGGCCTTGATGCACATCAGGGCGATGTCCGACGTGTTCGGGTTGTTGAGCTCGATGTACGGACGCAGCTGAACCAGGTACTCGTCGAGACCACGACGGTCGCGGTCGTTCAGCACCTTGCGGATCTCGTCAGCTGGATTCTCGAGTCGTATCGTCATCGCGGCCCTTCGGTTGAGGTACGCGAGTCATTGTCCCAGCGGGGTGAAGCGAAGGCAAGCTCATTCGTCGGACTTTGGCTCCGGGTTGTGCAGGTTCGGCCAGGTGTACTGGTCTCGCACCGGGTCATAGCACGCCTTCAGCGGCGGGTCGATCTTCGGAGTGTGGGGGAGCTCGAACTGATGTCGTGGTTTCTTGCCCATCGAGACGGCGACGGTCTCGAGGTTGTAGGCGGCGACGTACGCGGCCACGGCCTCGTGTGTCGTTTCGGCTGCGTGGATGCGGAACTGAGCGAGCTCGGTGGCGTCCAGATCCTTCGGTTCGGGACGACGCCCGCCACCGCCGCGCCCGGCCGGCTCTTCCTCGACTTCGCGGACGCCAGCCTTCGCAGGTTTGCCCTGGGCCTGAACCGGGTTGCCCTCTGCCCAGGCGAAGAAGATGTCCTTCAGACCTTTGAGATACCCCTTGTGCTTGACCCCGTCGAGCTCCAGGTCGAAGTAGAGGTCGGGCCGGCGTACCGCCTCAGCCGACTTGCCACCGTAGGACAGGGTGTATCCGAGCTCGTTGCGTTTGGCCTTTACCATATGGCCCGATTGTGCTACAGACGGATGTCGACCGCAAGGCGAATGACCTTCTCGATCGCATATCTCTCGTCTGTGACCGTCTGGCGCTTGCGGTCGATGAGCAGGGTGGACCACTTCAGGGTGAACGTCATGTCCTCGGCAGGGAGCGCGTGGGAGATGAACCTCATCATCCGGTCTCGCGTCAAGAGCTCCAAGCACAGGTCGGGGCGGGTGGCCTTCATCTGTGCCTTCTTCTCGAGATCGACGTGTTCGACGATCTCGAAGCCGCACGTGCCGTTGGCCGCCAACGCGTCTTCAACCTGCTGCTTGGTCATGCGTACACCGTCATCGCTTTCTTGAGCTTCCCGAGCGCCTTGTTCTGGATCTGGCGGACGCGTTCCTTGCTGACGCCGATGTCGTTGCCGATCTCCTCGAGCGTCTGAGCTTCCTGGTCGCCCAAGCCGTACCGACGTTGCACGACCGTCTTCTCCACGTCGGAGAGGTCGGCCGCGTTCTCGGACAGGACGTGGTTCATCGCGTCGATGAGCTCCACGTCTTGGTTCACTTCCTGAGCGATGTCTTCGGACTCGCCGTAGTGTTCAGGAACCAAGGCGTCGTGCACTCGGGACTGCCGCTTCGCCGCCTTCTGGTTGGCGGAGTTTAACGCGTTGAGGATGATGCGGCAAGCATAAGTGCTGAACTTGATGCCGAACTGGCAGTTGTACCCGTTGACCGCGCGGATGAGCGACAGCTGAGCCTCGCTGACCGATTCGTTCCAGTCGAGCTTCTGGTATCGAGCGAGGTTGCGGGCGACCTGGCTGTAGACAAGCGGCAGATTCGTGCGGACCAGGTACTCGACCAGGTGCGTGATCTGCTTGACGAAGTGGGCGGCCTTCTCCTCGTCCTTGATGGCGGTGTTGTGCTGCCGCTTGAGCCAGTTCAGCTGGAGGAACCGGCCCCGCTCTTCCTCTCGCGTCATGACGTACGTGACAGCGGAGGAAGAACGTCCCTGGCCGGGTTCGTAGTGCAACGCCGGCGGGATGGCAGGTAAGGCCATGTCGTCGAGCTCCTTGCGGTGCTTCCGCACCTTGAACTCGGGAGCATCGACGAACTTCAACTTGGTGCGGGGTTCAGCGGCCATACGTTGAAGTCTCTCCGACTTCACTTCGTTAGGCAACAGTTATCCCCTCACTACGATGTCTCGAACCAATAATTCCACGTTACGACGGCCGCGCCACTCGTTGATAGTCGGCTCGGCCGCAATGTCGACTCGCGTGTCCGTGGGGACCAGATGTGCGTCGTCGCCCCGGCCGAAGGCAATGGCCTTGATCTTGCGACCCTTCTGCGAGATCATCAGGCTGAGGTGCTTGCCCTCCTTGCCGATCGCGCGGGACTCGACGATGACCGCGTCCTTCAGTGCCAGCATGACCTTGCGGTTGGCCTGGCCGAACGGCCCCAGCTTGTTCATGTCGTCGATCAGCTTCTCGGTCAGCTGGTCGATGGTCGCCCACGCGTCGATGAGGAGCCGCCGCTGGAGGAGCTCAGGCGGGCAGTGCTCGGTCACGTACGCCTGGAGCTCGCTGCGGAAGGCGTCGAGGTTCTCTGCCTTCAGCTTGATGCCGGCCGCCATGGCGTGACCGCCCCAGCGGATGAGGTGGTGCTCGCATGCCTTCAGGGCGTCGTACAGGTTGAACCCCTCGATGCTGCGGCAAGAGCCGTGGAGTTCGTCGCCGCTGTCGACCAGCACGATGGTCGGGCAGTACCGCTCGTCGATGACGCGACTGGCCACGATGCCGACGACGCCGCTGTGCCAGTCCTTGCCAGTGAGCACCAACGCGGTCGCGCCGGGGAACTCTGCTTCCGCCTGGGCCTTCGCCTCCTTGACGATTGCTCGCTCGGTGTCCTGTCGTGCCTTGTTCTCCTGCTCGAGATACTTGCCCGTCTCGAGTGCTTCCTCCCACGTGTCGGTGGTCAGCATCTTCAGGGCGGTCAGGGCATGGCCCAGGCGGCCAGCTGCGTTGAGACGTGGCGCCAGACAGAATCCGACGTGGTAGCCGTCGATGTCCGCGCCGTCGAGGCCGGCCGACACGATGAGCGCCCGCAGGCCCTTGAACACGCTCTCAGGGAGCCGCTTCAGGCCGTGGTGGGCGATGACCCGGTTCTCGCCGATGAGCGGTACGACGTCTGCGATGGTGCCGAGGGCGGTAAACGCCAGCAGCTGTTGTAGGAGCTCTCCGTACGCCGGAGCGACCCGCTCTGAGCCCTCCATGGCCTTGCCCAAGGCCCAGGCGACCTTGTGGGCCACGCCGGCTCCGCAGAGCTCTGGGTTGGGGTACTTGTTGTCGAGGCGCGGGTGGACGATGGCGTAGCACTTCGGGAGCTCGTCCTTCCACTGGTGGTGGTCGGTCACGACCAGGTCGACGCCGAGCTCGTGTGCCTTCGCCGCCGGCTCCACGGCCGTGACGCCGCAGTCGACGCTGATGATCAGCTTGACGCCTTCGGCCGCCAGGGTCTCGATGGCTTGCGGGCTGATGCCGTAGCCTTCGTTGAGCCGGTGGGGGATGTACATGCGGGGCGACACGCCGAAGTACGTCAGGGCGTGGAACATGGTCGCGCTGGCCGTCACGCCGTCGACGTCGTAGTCTCCGAACACGGCAATCTTCTCGCCCTTCAGGATCGCCTCGCGGATCCGGAGCACGGCCCGCTGCATGTCGTGCATGAGCATCGGATCGTGGAGATCTCTGAGGTTCGGGTTCAGGAAGTTGTACGCCTCCGGGATGTTGTTGATGCCCCGGTTCACGAGCATCTGCCCGACCAGCGGGTGGACTCCCAGCTTGGAGCCGTAACAGTTCTGTGCCGACAAGTTCTCGGCGTCAACGATCCATCGTAGTTGTGACATGTTGTCCTTAGAAGACTTCCGGGGTCTGCGGTACGTTCCGCATCTCGACACTTTCCCAGTCGTAGGGGCCGCCGAAGTTCTCGTCCCAGTGCTTGCGACAGACTTCCAGCGACGGAATGCGATACCAGTACGGGCGGGGGATCATCTTCTTCTCGCCCGACGGCGTGGTGGTCTCGACGGGCGAGTTCGTCTGATACTTGCCCAGGAGGCCCTTCGGCAGGAAACCCTCGATCGTCTGGCGGAGCGAGAAGGCAGTGCCGCGCCGTGCCACGTTGAACTGGCGGCAGTAGTCGAGGAAGTCCTGGTGCAGGTCGTTGACCACAACCTCGAGACGCCAGTCGCCGTGCTCGGCGAGGAGCCGGCCGTCGCGTAGCTTCTCGAACCACCAGCCGTCCTGGCTGCCCATGCTGAACATCTTCTGCTGCTGGAGGGCGGCCGTCTTCGGCACGTTGCGGACTTCGTACCCCTTGAGGTCGAGCGTGAGCAGGTGGTGGAGGAGCGCCTCGCGGCCCCCGGCCCGCAGCTGGTCGTTGATCGCCTGGAAGTATGAGGCGTCGTTCTTCGACTTGATGCCGACGTCGAGCACGAAGAAGCGGCGGTCGTCCATACCGGCGGGCACCACCCAGGCGTCGTTCGACGCCATCATCAGGTGGATGCAGTTGCCGGACACTTCCGCGTCGACGCCCTTGGCTTCGATCGTGATCATCTCTTCCGTGATCAGCATCTTGAGCACTGACTCGTGCTTCTTGTCGCCGGCGTAGAACGCCTCGTCACCGAACAGGAACACGCAGTCACGCAAGTGGCTGTTGAACGAGCCGACCAGGTGCTTCGGGTCGGTGACCTGCATGAAGTGGCGACCGAACAGCGAGCCGAGCGTCTTGGCGACGAACGACTTGCCAGTGCCCTGGCCGCCACGGAACACCACGCTGGAGTACCCTGGGCTGTCGGGCATCTGAACGGCTCGAGCCATCCACTTGATGAGGTAGTCGTAGTGGACCTCATTGCCTTGGCAGATGTTCTCGCGAAGGTGGGTCAGGAACAGCGAGCAGTCGCCGGGGCGGGCGTCGCACGCAAAGCCGCGCCACAGGTTGTAGCTGCCGGGAACATCCTTGCCGGGGGCGAACACGATCTTGTCGAACTGCCGGCGGCCAGACTCCTGTAGCCACCACTCGCCCATCCCGCGCGTGATGTCCTCGCCGCGTACGTTCTGGCCCACCGTCTTCTTGCGGTGCATCAGGCGGTTGCGGAAGTCCTCGAACGTCTGCTTGGTCAGACGGAACCGACCCATGGACTCGTCGAACTGCTCTTCGACGACGCGGCACTTGCCCGACCAGTTGCTGATGACGGCAAACTGCTCGTTCATCGCGCGGAGGTCAGGGTCGTGGGCGTCCTCGCGTGCCCGTTCGATCTGGCGGAGGGCATACTTCTCGGTCATGCTGCCCTTGTCGAGCACAGACTTCGAGATCTCGAACTTCGGATCGGTGATGATCGAGTAGATCGTGTCGTCGTCACAGCCGCCACGAACGAGCTCGCAGCAGACATAGAACAACCACTCGCTGCGGCCGGCGAACTTGGTCGGCTCGTCGGGGTCGACGCCCTGGCAGATGATGACCTTGGCACGCCCGCTGACCTGCTCGGGGAGCTCGTCCACGGACTCGATACGACGCACGTTGCCGCTGACCTTGACCTTCGGCTTGCTGGTGCCGCCAGCCGTTCCGATGAAGCCGGCTTCGCCGGTCTGCACCAGCGGGGCCTTCGTGAACTGAGCGAGCGTGTACGTTCGGTCCTCGTGCCACTCGACCACCTGGGCCAGCGCCGGCTTGCGGCCCTTCTTGACCTTGAGGGCGTCGGGGCGGTTCAGCGTGCCCGGCAACCGCATGATGCGGTCGATGTTGTGGACGTTGTCCGCGCCCAAGGCGATTTCGATCTGGAGGTTGTACAGCTTCGCCTCTTCGGCGAGCTCCAGGGTGTTCTTCGTTTCGAACGGCTCACGGAGTGCCCAGAAGGCTTGGTAGCCGCCGCCGGAGAACGTGATGACTGTCGGGGCCTGGAGGCCGGGCGGGTTCTGGAGGAGGGCCAACGCCCGCTTCTGCTCTGACTCGATGTCCTCGCCCGCGCGGGGGTCGATGTCGACGTGGAGGTACCAAACGCGGCTGATGTCCTCGCGGTCAGCCTTCTTCTCGACGATCTTGTCGACTTCGCCAACGGAGAAGTAGATGTTGCGTTCGAAGCCAGCGAGCTTCAGCCATTCCAAGCACTTGCCGGCCGTGGCCTCGTTGAAGGTCTTCGTCGAGATGTTTCGCTTGTCGAGGGAGATCGACGTCAGCACCCAGTTGCGGTTCGGGTGGAACCGCCGCAGGAACTCGATCGATGCTTCGTAATTGGGTGCAACAGACGACATTTACCGGCGCTCCGTCATGACCTTCACGAAGGTCACAGGGTCAAGTTTGTTCTCCCACACGCCCAGGGCGAGGGCACGTAGCTCAGACTCGGTCGTTGACCCGAGTTTCATGACGGCCACCTTGCCGTCGAGGGCGAGGACCGTGCGGTCGATCTGGATGACGACGTAGCTCACGCCGCCGGCCAGGGCGTGCTTCAGGTGCCACGCCTTCTGCTCAGGGCGAAAGTGACGACACGCAACAACGCCGCCCTTGGAGGGCCAACGCGGAAGATACTTGGCTTCAATCCACCCGTGGGTGAAGTTGATGTCAGGCGTCCCCGGCAGGCAAGCGTTCTCAACGCGGAACGCATTGAGGTGCTTCAGAGCCTTCAAGATACGGGTGTTGAGTGCAGCTTCAGCCATACAGCGGGTTGAAGTTTACCCTGGTTGAGTTTCTTGAGCAACAGGCAATACAGCCGGCCCGCGTGAAACTTCGATGACGATCGCGCCGGCTTCTCGCATGTAGCCGATCGACTTGTCGGTGCCCCAACGCTCGCGTTGGCCGGGGAGCGGCGACCAGAAGACAAACTTGGTGATGCCGGCCTGGATCATGTGGACGGCACAGCGTGAGCAGCAGGGGGCGTTGGTGTAGAGCGTGCACCCCTTGACACTCTGGTGGGCCGACATCATCGCGTTGACTTCGGCGTGGATGACGCGGTCGTACTTGACCTCACGGTCGGCGTAGAGCTCCGGGGCGTCGCTCATGCCACGGGGGAAGCCGTTGTAGCCGACGCTGACCACGCTGCGGTCGGGCCGCACGATGACCGCGCCGCACTTGGTGGACGGATCCTTGCTCCAGAGAGCAATGTGGTCGGAGAGCTCGAGGAAGCGGATGTCCCACGTATTGAATGCGGGCTGGATGTACCCCAACGTGCCGTCGCCAGGTTTGTGCCAGGCTCCGCACGAGCAAGGGCCGTCGGTGTTGTCACATGACATAAGTGGGATCCTCTTTGAAGTCGAAGTAGAAGCCGAACATCGGGATGGGGAACACGTAGAGCCGCCCCTTCTTGCTGTCCCAGAACCAGCCGGTCCAGGCGTCGTAGGTGGCGAAGAGGAACGTGCAGTCGTACAGGACGAGGCAGGCGAGGAAGAGCACCCAGGTGCACGCCAGCTTGATCACGTCGATCGCGGCGGAGGCGATGAAGCAGCCGAGGAAGATGTACAGCAGTGTCGTCAGCATATTGTCCTCACATCGAATCGCCCCAGGACTTGCCGATCTCGACGTCGACCTTGCTGGGCACAGCCAGCTGGACACACGTTCGCATCACATTTGCGATCTGTTCGGCATGCTCTGGGCTGTTCACGGAAGTGTCGATTTCGTCATGCACCTGGAGTTGGAGGTCGAGGCCCAGGTCGTCGCAGGTCACGACGGCGAGCTTCGTCTGGTCGGCCGCGCTGCCTTGGACCAGGCGGTTCAGGGCCTTGTGTGCCCAGTCGACCTGACCGTCGTCCTTGAGCGGGAAGTGGCAGAGCCGGCCCAGGAGGGTCTTGATCTTCCCGGTGCTCTTCGCTCGGTTCTCGCACTTGCGTGCCAGTTCGCGGAGGAAGGGCATCCGCTTGTCCACGGTGTCCAGGATGGCCTGACCTTCGGGGCCGGCAACTTCGATCTGTTTCTTGAGACGGTCGCTGAACTTCCAGATGGTCGGCTTGCCGAGTTTCTTGCACAGCTTCGCCCCGCCCATGCCGTACGTCACGCCGAGGAAGATCTCCTTGGCGTAGCCACGCAGCTGCTTGAAGTTGGCCTCGATCTCAGCGGCCGACCAGCAGATACGAGCCATTTCGGTGTGGGAGTCAGCGGACAGGTCGTCGTTGAACCGCTTGACGATGACCTCAGCGCCGGCACACTTCGAGGCGAAGGCGTAGTGGTACGTGATTCGCGGCTCCTGCTGCGAATAGTCCATCGCGGCCCACAGCATGCCGTCGTCTGGGATATAGATCTTCCTCCAGAACTTGCCGATCTCAGGGTCACGAGCCGGCTGCTGCTGGAGGTTCGGGTCGGTGCACGACAGGCGGCCGTAGCGGGCACCCGTGTCATCGTCGAGGTCGCTGTCGCTCGAGCGACGCATCTGGTTGAACGTGGCGTGGATCCGGCCGTTGACCAGGTGAGCACGGATGCTGCGACAGAAGGTGCCACGCAGCTTGTCCATCTTCCGAGCGCGGTTCAGGGCGTCGGCGATTGGGTGCTTCAGGCCCCTCAGCCAGTCCTTCTGGACGGACGGCTTGCCCTGGCTCGTCTTCGGGATGTCGCACCCGATCTGCTTCAGCGCCGGCACGAGGGCCTGCGGCTTGTTCACGTCCTCGAGGGCGAGGCGTACGCCCGTGAGCTCGCGAACCTTCTCGAGGGCGGCGGTCTGCTCTTGGATCGACCAGTCCTCGACCTTCTGAAGGTGGCCGAGGTCGATGGCGACGCCGCGCCGGCGCATCTTCAGGAGGACGGGGGTCAGCCTGGTCTCGAGGTCGTAGATCTGTTCGAGGCCGTGCTCCTCGATGAGCCGCTCCTGGCGGCGGAGCACCATCAGAGGGAGCGCCACGTCCTGGATGGCGTAGTCGCCCACGTAGCGGCCGGGGAGCTTGTAGAGGCCCTTCTTGGGGTCCACGCCGTAGGCGGCTGCACCCTCCTTCAGCATCCGCTCGTCCTTGCCTGGAAGGCCGTAGCGGGTCGCGATGTTCTCCAACGAGTAGCTCATGTGGAGCTCGTTGATCAGTGGGTCAGCGACCTGAACGTCGCGGAACCGACGCACCTGCGGGAACAGCACCTTCTGCTCGAACAAGTAGTCGAGGTCATAGGTGATGTTCGCGCCGACGAGGTCGCCCTTGAAGTGCTTCGCCTGTTCGCGCAGGTAGCCGTACACCTGGTCGGAGGGCAGGTTGTCTTCGAAGTGCCGCACTGGCAGGTAGTGCCCTGGGCCGTCCTCGATCTTGAAGCTGATGCCGACGATGTACCCGCCGCGTCGAACTCCTGGGCCCAGGTCACGCAGCTGTGGGTCGTACGTCTCGATGTCGATGGCGATGCGCTTGGCATCGGCCCACGAGGGCATCTGGCTCACAGGCGTCGGACGCCAGGCGTGCTGCGGTTTCCACAGCGGGAGTTGCATGTTGTTGAACGACATTCGACGACCCTTGTACCTGAAGCTCAACGCTCAGGCAACGAATTCATTTCCGGCACCGCGCCGCGAGAGCCATCCGCTTGGCTACGAACTCGTCTGGCATCATGTCGCTCTTCGACGCGTTGCAGGTCGGGCACGACGGACGGCAGTTTTCCTTCGTCGTCCTGCCACCCTTGGAGTGGGGAACGTAATGATCCGCGACCTTTCCAACCATGTCGCTGAACGGGGCCTTGCACCAATAGCAGCCGTTGCCGTACCGCTTGACGGCCCAGGCAAGCTGGTCGTTGGTGAAGTCTCGAACCGTGTCGATCTCGGGTCCGTCCTCGAGCGACAGTCCCTTCAGGTCGTGGTAGGCACCGACGACCAGGTGCTGCATCGAGTTGAACTCCTGATACCGCTGAGTCTTGTCCCCTCGCTGGAAGATGGCGTTCTCCGAGACCTCTCGGGTTTGCGTCGTACGAAAGTGCTCGACCACGTCATCGTAGGTGACTACGCGGCCGAGCACTCGCTGAGACAGCTGTGGCAGGATCCAGCAGAACCGGCGGAAGTGGCGACTGACGGAGTGCTCCCCGTCGTAGTGGTACACGACGAACGCGACCATCTTGAGGAAGCGACTGAAGTCGTCCTTGTCCCAATTGATCATCTTGCGGCCGGGTTTGCTGGCCATGGCTCAGTGCCCCTTCTCGAGATGGTCCGCCATCAGTCGCAGCTGGTCGATGGCTTCCTGCCGCATGTCGTCTCGAACCTCGAAGAGGACGCGGAAGTTGTACGCCGGCTCCTGGTTCTGGTCTGTGGTCACGCCCAGGGCGAGGTTGCGGCCGGGCCGCCCCGTGTTGACGACCATCTGGAACGTGCCGGCGACGCGGATCAGCTGGGTCGTGAACGGGTACTGCTTGAGCTCCTTCGAGGCTTCGGCGTTGTCGCGCTGGGCCTTGCCCTGGAAGCCGCGAGCCTCCATCTCGCCCTCGACGAGGAGCAAGTAGCGGCGGAGGTCGCGGACGTCATCGATCAGGCCCTCGCCCCGGTCGTCGGTGGCGATGCCGTGGAAGATGTCGTACACCCGTCCGCCGAGCTTCTTGAGCCGCTGCTCCATCCGATCCCACTTGCGGGCGAGCATCATGAACGCGCCGACGCCGCCCCGCTGCTTCCAGCTTGGGCCGTAGGACTCCGCAGCCTTCTTCAGGCCGGCCACGTCCTTCTGGGCAATGCCCTCGAGCCGCTCGAGGAACTCGTTGCCGCTGTCCTTGTCGAGATCAATGATTGGGGTAGTCGATGTCATAGTCGTCTTCACTTTCACACAGGCGAACGAGAACATTCTGGAAGGACTTCACGGGCACTCGCTCGGTGTGGTTCGCCACCACGAAGCGGATCGGTGCCCCGCCCATCTGCTCACGGGCGTAGCTGAGCATGAACGCCATGCCCAGGTCGAAGTGGGAGCCGTACGAAAGCGGATCCCAGAAGGTGTGCACCTCATCGCACTCATGCATCGCCGCGCGGTGCTCGTCGCAGATGCGAACGCCGCCGTCGTCGTTGCTCTGGTCGACGTCCCGGTTCGGGAAGTGGACCGTGTGGCCATCCCGTTCGAGGCTGGCGACGTAGAGCGTCATCGCATCGAGTTGGTCCTTCGACACGTTGCGGACGGGGCAGATGAGGTAGATTTTCGACATAAGCTGACGCGGAAGGAGTCGAACCTTCGATGCAGCGGGTTATGAGCCCACGGCCCTACCATCTGGACCATCGCGTCAGACAGGCTCACTGAGCCGTGGTTGATTTCAACTTCGCAGCGGCTTCGCGGCGGGTCAGCCACTCGAAGGCGGCGAGCCGCCAGTCGCAGTTGGCCGCGCTGTTCAGGGCATTGAAGGCGTGCTCGAAGCGGTGCGGGTCGCTGCGGTCACTGAACTTGACGTAGGCCGCTGCGAGCGGCGACGCCACCCGGCGGAAGAACGGGTCACGGAAGCCGATGGCGGTCGGCTCATCGATGAACATGCGGAGCTCGCCCTCCCACTGGGCCAGGGGCGTGTTGACCAGTGGGAACGGCTCGATGGCCCCTTCGTACGGGTCAGTGTGCTTGTAGCCGGACGAGGGCCAACAGTGGTCGTCGAGCGGCAGGCACTTCTTCAGGAGCGGGGTGAGCTCCGTGTAGGCGTGCATGTTGGCGGAGATCTGCCAATACTGTCCGACCTCGCAGCCGATGGCCGCCGCCATGTACTCCTGGAGGTAGCTCATGTGGACGCAGTTCGCGCCGAGAGCACCCCACAGGATGTCGTTCGAGCGGTTGTACACCGTCATGTTCAAGCGGCCGTTGTGGTCACGCTGGAAGACGATCTGGAGATTGCAGGGGAGATCCTTGCCCTGTCGGCCCAAGTCGACCGTGGCGTCCCACATCGACAGCACCTGGCGGCGGTCCTCCGGGTTGGCCTTGAGCGCGGCGGCGATGGTGCTCAGCTGGTCGATGGGCTGCGAGCGGCCGGTCATCTCGTCGGTCAGCTGGAAGTGTCGACGCCAGCGGTGACCGTACGCGCCGTGGAACGTCTGGCCGTCGTCGCTGAACTGACCGATGTTGCTGGAGTAGCGGGCGGGATAGGCCACGTCGTTGCGGCCGGCGAGCATCCAGAGCGACTCGAACAGGTGGAAGAACGGGTTGGCGTCACGTTCCGGCCAGAACACCACCCGCTCCGTCGGCTTCGCGTACTGGATCGTGAACGGCTCCACAAACTGGATCACAGGCCCGTTCCGGCTCGACCGCGTCACCGCTTTGTCGTTGCTCTGGACCTGGTGCATCATCTCCGGCAGGGCCTGGTGGGCATTGCGTGCCTTGAGAACAATCATATCGGTACTCCATGCGACTGTAGCCAGAGTTGATGGCGGCAGTCTGTAGTTCCAGGTGCTCTGGATTGAAACACTTCGGGTTGTGGCAGAGGTGATCGACGGTGATCTTCCTCGGGACTTCGCCCTTGTACACGGCGAAGGAGACGCGGTGCACCCGCTGCACGACGCCCGCGACCTTGATCTGGCCGTACCCATCCGGGGCACATCCAGTCCACTCCCAGCAGTCGCCCTTCAGCGGGCTGCCGTCCGGCACGTAGGCCGCAACCGGACAGGGAGCGAGCCGCCGATTCTCTTCCAGCCGCGCCTTGACGCTCTCGTCGGTGATACGGGCCAGAGGTTTCGCTGCCTTGAATCGACGCACTGCGGCGAAGTTATCCCGTTCACTTCACGGAGGCAAGCGCATTCCTGAAGATTTCCTTCGGCGGAGAGCCGCCGCTCTCAACGCGGACATACTTGCACACTTCGCAGAGCCAGTGCTCGACCTCGCGCATCTCCCAGTCCGGGAAGTCGTCGGGCCAGAGCTCGCTGTCGCTGTTGGCGAGCTCGAGCAGCTTCTCCAGGTGAGGCTGCATGGCCGCGCGGTCGGTCTTCGAGCTCCTGTTCCAGCGGTCGAAGTCGCCGTGGACGACCCACCCGAGGCCCCGCGTACACCCTGGGCCAGGATTGCACCACGTGTAGCGGTCGGACGCCTGGTCGAGCCAGCAGGTGTGTCGCAAGTCCGTGACGACTTCGTACGACATGAAGTCGCCGAGATACGGGAACTGGCGGAGCGCCTCCCACGTGCCTTCGAGCGAGCGTTCATCGGGCGGCGTGTGGCCCAGGGCACCCGCAAGATGGTCGATGTCCTTCCGCACCTGTTCGATGCACCACAGCACGCCGTCGAGTTTGTTCATGCCGTTCGGCGTCTTGATGATGTACGCGCCGGTGACGACCGGCTTCACGTCCTTCAGGATCGTGCGGATGCTCTCAGGCTTCCACGTCCGGTGGCCCTCCATCAGGAAGCCGCTGATGAGCTTCCCGGTGCTGATGCGGTTGAACCAGCGGAAGGCGATGGTGGCGAACAGCACGCGGGCCGCGTCGTTGCGGAGCGGCTCACGCAGCGTGTCCCGGAACCAGGCCGTCGTCCGATCCTGCTCGCGGAACAGGTTGCAGAACCGATACCGCTGGAAGATCGGGTTGGCCGAGAAGTGGGGAGCGTGCGGGTTGGGGATCGTCCCCTCGCGCCGGCGCTGGATGGCGTACCGCTCTCGTGCGAGCGCGAAGAAGACGTTGACGTTTGCGTCGATCATGTTGAACTTTCGGGGCCAAAGAGAGGCCGCTCCGAGCGGGTCGGAGCGGCCTGGAGCGGCGTCGCACGTTACATGCCCAGGAGGGCGTAGACCGCGTCCGAGGCGAGCTCTCGAGTGCCGCAGCGTTGTACGGGCACGCCCGCCACGTCGAGCTTCGAGAGGCAGTTCACGAGGAGGCGGTGCTTGTCCCGCGTGTTGGCCTCGTTGAACTCCTTGACGTTGCCAGCGGCCTTCCGCCGCTCGAGGACGGACGCGATGCAGAAGTCCACGGGCAGGTCGAAGCCGACCACGTTGATGGGGAGGGCGTCGTCGTGGAGGGCCTTGGTGTGCCGCACGTCGCCGCTGATGAGCAGGCCCTCGAACACGACGTTGTAGCCGCGCCGCCAGTACTCACGCACCAGGCCGAAGGTCAAGTGGTAGCTGTTCGGCTCGGTGTCGTCGCCGATCAGACGAGGAGTGACGACATCGGGAAGGTACTTCCCCAACGTGTCGCAGCCGCCGCAGGCTGATTCGTAGTGGCCGGCGATGAACAGCTTCTGCGGGTTGTTCTCCGCGCCGAGCGAGTTGTATTGCATCGTGTAGCCGAGCGGCTGCTTGCGCTTCGCGGTGGAAGGTGCCCGCACTGGCTCGACATTGGTGCAGCGGGCGAATATCGCCTTGACCAGAGTGCTCTTGCCAGAGCCGCTCGTGCCACGGATATTGACGATGGTCGGGTTACGCATTGGGAACGGTCCTTCGGCTTCGCGACGTAGGCGATGCACAAGAGAGTAAGTAGTGCACAGCTGAAGTGTGCGACATGATGAGCGACGATGATGGTGTCCATAGTTCCCTCAAGAGTGGTGAGCACCTGGATTCGCCTCTCCCGACCTCGACCGGGCGGCAGCATTTAAGGCAAGCAGGCCGTGCACGAGGTTTGGCCCGACAAGTTCACTCCGTGCTCACCACTTCTTCAGGAGGATGTGTCCCTTGCCCTTGAGGGACTCACCCACGATCTCGAAGCCGTTCTTCTTGTAGAACTTCAGAGCCGGCTCATTGTCCTTCAGGCAGTCGCAGATGAGCTCGCGATACGGGGAGTTGGTGATCAGGTCATCCAGGAGCGCCTGGCCGATGCCGACGACCGGCTTGTTGTCGACGATGCCGCCGGAGCGGTACGCCGTGTCCACGATGATGTAGTAGAGCTTCGTCTGCTTCGTCGTCTTCTTCTGACGAATGCAGGTGAAGGCGACGATCTTGCCTTCGGCGTCGACCATCACACGCAGCCAGCCGTTAGCGTAGTGGGTCGGGCCGCTGAACATTTGAATGTTCGAGAAGCCGTTCCCCGCGCGGTGTGAGCGGGCGATCTCGCAGAGGCGTTTGTGGTCGTCGGGGGTGGCGGGGCGGATTTGCATTGCGGTCACTGTAGTCCTCTTCGTAGCAATCGGCAAGGGTCTTCGTCTTCTCCACGATCGGCGGCAAGTCCCAGTCAGTTACGATGGTCCGCTTCTTCCCTTTCTTCTTGCGCTTGCGAAGCGACTTGAAGAATGGCAGGAGAGGTTTGCCGGCCTTCTTGCTCATCAGGCCCTGAGCTCCTCGAGAAGCTGCCGGGCGAGGCCGGCATAGGCGACAGTGCCGTTCTTGCCGCCGCCGTTCATACTCCACACATTCTTGCTGATGCGGTCGAGTACGCCAAGCGGTTTCTCAGCGATGACAGGGCGATACCCCACTCGGAAGTCGATGATCTCGAGGTCTGTACGACCTAGTGCCGCCTGGGCACGAGCGAGCGTCCGCTCCTGGATCTCGGCCTGTCGCTTGTTGTAGGACTTCAGCTGGAGCTTCACGCTGTCGGCGTAGTAGATCTGCCCCGGTGCGTACTGGTACAGCTTGCCGTGCTTGTACGGTGCGACCATGTCGAGGCGGCCCTCGGCCAGGTCTCCCTTGAACAGGTAGCGGTGGCCCGCGTAGACCTCGATGTCGTGGTGCTGAGCGTGGTCGCGGATGAGCGTGTTGGCGCGGTAGCCGGCCGCCAGGATCACTGGGCCATCGAAGTGCTGCATGTCGCCCAGGGCGACTCCCTGCTCGTCGGCGTAGGTCACAGTGCCGATCACGTCCGGCTTGACCAGCAGGTGACGCTGCCCGATGTGCAGCATGCGGGGTGCGATCTTGATGCCGGCCTTGAACGGGAACTCCGTCACGTCCTTGTAGAGCATCTCGAGCACGTCGAAGCCGTCAGCGATCTGCTTCAGGTCGGTGTCGTACCAATCGACGATGAACAGGTTGGAGCTCGCCGCGCTGGCGGAGAACTTGTCAGCGTCGTCGATGACCCGCGTGTTGAACCCTGCCGTGCGGAGGAGGGTTGAAGTGATGGAGCCAGCGATCCCGGCCCCGATGATGTTGACTGTTGTGCTCATGATCGAAGATACACTGAAAGGCGACAGAAGGCAAACGGATTACTTGGCCGGCGGCTGAGGCATGGCAGCGAGGAACCGCTTGGCCGTGTCGCTGTGGTTGGCCCAGGGAGAGACACCGTGGTGGATCTCGACCGTGTCGTTGAAGAACGGGTAGTGCCCGTTGATGTGCGACTTCCACTTGCAGAGGATCGTCTCGACCTCCTGGAGGCCGATGGGGCGGTCGAGCAGCGGCGGGGCCAGATAGTCCTTGAAGTGCTCGATGAGGTACGCGACGATCTCCTGCACGGCGGCCTTCGGGTCGTCGATGGTCGAGTCCTGGGGCAGGTCGCGCCGCAGCTTCCACTGCATGATCGCGGCCTTGGTCGGATCTTCGTACATCGCCTCGTCAAACGCGAAGTCGACGGGGATAATGCCGACACGGTCGAGCAGGTCGCCGACCTTGAAGGAGATCCAGGTGCCGAAGCCTCGCCACTCCTGAGCGCGGTCGCTGACCACGCTGAAGGGTAGGCGGGTCTCGCCGGGGCGGACCAGGTGCCCGTTGAAGGCGAGTTCGGGGACGGGGTACTTGCCGATGAGCTCGTTGGTGGCCTTGATGGCCTGTCCGCCACGGAAGTGGCGACGTTCCTTGCCACGCTCCCAACGTCCGCCATGCGGGGCCGGGGTCTCGTTCTTGGCAGCGGTGAGGAAGTGTTCCCAGAAGGTCGCACCCTCGAACTCAGAGAGGTACGAAGCGACGCCGGCGCTGTAGAAGCAACAGTATGCCAGGAGCCAGCGATGAAGCTGATTCGCGGGGAGGGCCAGCCGGTGGAGGCCGAGATAGATGGGATCCAGATCGCCCGCGTCGAGCAGGTGCTTGCCAAAGTCTTCAATCGTGACGCGGGGATAGTTCTGGGAGGCCATAGGTTCTTTCGAGAAAAGTGTCCTGATGAGGCAGTCGACGAACGACGTTGTTCATCCCCCGAAATCTTGCAGTGGTGCACTCACCCGCCGCGCGATTCCTTCATGCTCCGCCAGTGGTTGACGCACAAGTCGTCTGTTGGCGGTTTACATTCCAGAACCGATGCCTGGTTACAGACCCGACCGTTTACGGGCCATCGCTTCACGGGGCCGAAGACCCGCAAGCGACTCAGGTTGGAGGAGCCGGAGCTCCTCTGTGGCGTTGCTCGACTTTGATTTTTGCAGTCTTCGCCCTCGGGGTGAGCGGGGCGGCCGACTGCCTCAATCAGGACGACTTCAGTTTACCGCACTTGGCGGCAGTAGCAAGCGAATTACGCGCGGAAAGCGATGATCTTGCCTTCGCCCGTCTCTTTCAGGCCATATCCAAGATAGCTGTGGATGAGACGGATGCCTTCGTACGCGTCGCGGTCGTTCCAGTCGGTGGCCGCCTGGATCTCCTCGAACGAGGCCCCGCCCTTGGCGGTGAGCATGGCGACGACCTTGGAGCGCTTGGTCGGCGTGCCGCTCTCCTTGTGTGCTCGACGCTGCTTCTCGGGGAGCGGGTCGAAGGCGAACGCCTTGCGGGTGCGGAGGACGCCGGTGATGACGATGATCTGCTCGTCGCCTTCGCCGGTGCGGGTCACGGTCAGGCCGTTGTACGACTCGACGCGGCTCAGGGCCGCCGTCAGGTTCGTGTCGTCCCAGCCGGAGATCTCCTTCAGCTGGGCGCGGGTCGCACCGCCGGCCTTCGAGGCAGCGGCGATGACCTTGCCACGGGCACTGTCCTTGCGGAAGGACTTGTGGTCGGCGGTGACCAGCTTGGGCGTCTTCTCGGTCTGCTGGCCTTGCCAGGTCTGGAACGCTTCGACCGTGCGCTTGACGCCGCTCTTCTTGTCGGCGAACCGCTTGACGGAGGCGTTCGAGATCTCGTTGTGGAGCGAGAGCATCTGCTTGGGCTCGAGGGTCTTGATGTCGTCAGCGGACTTGATGGTCAAGCCGAGCGCGTTCGAAGTGTACGGCACGTTCATGGACAGTTCCTCAGATAGAGAAGGGTTAATGCCTTTCGGCGACGGGATGTATCATGCCCGCACTTATCCCGGAAAGCAAGCTGATTCATCGCAAAATGCGAAACGCCCTGGGCTGCTGGCCCAGGGCGTCTGCGTTGGAGCTCGGCGAGAGCGATCAGCCTTCGCAGGCGGCACAGTGCATGATGTTGCGGGCGAACTCCTGTGCGGCGTTCACGCTCTTCTGATAGTAGAGCGATTTGAGACCCTTCCGCCAGGCCGTGATCAGGAGCGCGTTCACGTCCTTGATCGGGATCGACGGCTGGATCATGAGGTTGGTGGACTGGCCCTGGTCGATGAAGCGTTGCCGGCCGGCCGCCTGTTCAACGACCTCAAGCGGCGAGATCTCGACGAAGGTCTTGAACACAGCCTTCTCTTCCTTGTCGAGGAAGTCGAAGTGCTGCACGGAGCCGCTGTGCTCCAGGATGCTCTTCCAGGTCTCTTCGGTGTCTTTGCCCTTGGCGGCGAGCAGCTTCTGGAGGAAGCGGTTGCGGATGGGGAAGCTGCCCTTCTGGAGCTTCGAGACCTGATAGTTGGTCGTCCACGGCTCGATGCCCTCGGACAGCTGACCGAAGATGAACGCGGTCGACTTGGTCGGGGCGATGGCGATGAGCGTGGCGTTGCGGCGGCCGTAGCCTTTCAGCACCTCAGGCTCGCCGTAGGTCACAGCCATAGCCTTCGACGCGGCCAGAGCCTGCCGCTGGATCGTGGCGGAGATCTCCGCGTTCAGCAGTCGGGCGGTCAGGCCCTCGAACGGGAGCATGAGGCTCTGGAGGTAGCTGTGCCAGCCGACGCGGCCAATGCCCAGGGCACGGTGGCGGCGGGCAAACCGCACGGCGCGTTCGAGGTACGGCACATGCTGGCCCTTCATGATGAACTCGGTCATCACGGCTTCCAGGGTGTACGCCAGCGTCTCGACCGCGTGCGTGTCCTTCCACTCGTCGTAGTACAGATCGACCATGCTCGAGAGATCGCAGACGAACGACTCTTCGTCGCAGTCGGGGAGCATGATCTCGGTGCACAGGTTCGAGTGGGTGATCTTCATCCCCTCGTTGCGATAGCAGTCGGGGGCCTGGCGGTTGGCGTTGTCGGTGAAGAAGATGTAGGGCAGACCGATGGCCGCGCGGCTCTGGAGCACCTTCGCCCACAGCACCCGCTCCGGCCCGTTGTTGTCGATCATCCGCTCCATGAACGCATCGCTGACGCAGACCCCGAACAGGATGTCCTGGATCTTGTTGCCATCCGAGCGGATCTTGAGGAACTCTTCGACGTCGGGGTGCTCGATGTCCTGGTACGCGGCAAACTGGCCGCGCCGGGTGGTGCCCTGGGACACGACGTTGATCGCCGTGTTGAACAGCTGCATGAAGTGGACGGAGCCGCTCGAGACGCCGTTGTCCTTGATCGGCACATTACGACCACGCAGCTTGCCGAAGTAGCCGCTCGTGCCGCCGCCGTGCTTCGTCATGATGCACACCTCAGCGTGCGTCCGGACGATCGACTCCATGGAGTCTTCGATGCTGCTGCCGAAGCAGCTGATGGGCAGACCCCGGCTGGTGCCGAAGTTGGTCAGGATGGGCGAGGCGAGGGTGATCCACCCTTTCTGGAGACACTCCTTCAGCCGAGCCGCGTGCCCTGGGCGTTGCAGGAGCTCCTCCGCGCGGTTGCAGATGATATCGATCCGCTCGTCCACGGTCTGCCCCGGCATGAGGTAGTCGCGTTCGAGAAACGTCTGTGATTCGGGTGTGAGCCATCGGTACGACATCAGAACAAGTCTCCTGCCTGCACGGCCTGCTGTTTCTTGGAATAGTCAACGGAGCGGACGTGGAAGAAGTCGACGCTGATGCCAGCGTGGAGCTCTTCGTAGAACCACGTGAGTTCGCCCAGGAGGGCCTGGTCGACGACGAAGATCGTGTCCGCTCCGACTGCCGTCAGGCTCTCGTTGAGCCGCTGACGGATGAACTGGTCGAGGGCGGCCTTGCTGAGCCATGGGAGCTCGCCGGCCTCGAAGATCCAGTCGAGGATAGCACGTTCCGCCTTGTACGCGGCGTGAGCGGCTTCCTCGAGCCGGATGTAGAAATCCGTTCCGAACCATCCGGGGTTCTCGCTACGGATTGTGTTGACGACGTACTGGCCGAAGGCGGCGTGGATGAGCTCTTCCTTCTGCGTGGCCGATACGACATTGTCGATGTCCTTCAACACCTGGCGGTGCTTGTTGAAGGATTTGATGATGACGAACTGAGCGAAGAGCGACACGTTCTCGATGAAGGACGAGAACAGCGTCAGCGTCAGGGCGTACTCCTGGTCGGAGCAGGCGCTCGCACCTTTCATGAACTTGGCGAGGTAGTCCACCCGGCCGCGAATGGCGGGGACTTCCAGGATCTGCTCGAAGTCTTCGTTGAGGTGCAGGACGGTCAGCAGGTGGCTGTAGGCTTCAGCGTGGCGGACTTCTGACTCGCCGAACGTGATGCCGACCTGGTCGAACTCGGCCTTGGGAATGCGGCCGCCCAACTGAGCCCAGAACTTCTTGACAGACACTTCGATCTGCGAGATTGCCAGCAGCGTGTTGCGGATCGCGCGGCGTTCGAGCGGTGTCATCTGGGAGAAGTCTCCCTGGTCCGCGATGAAGTTCCATTCCGAGACGAGCCAGAAGGAATGGTTGATCGCGTCGCGATACCCGGTGACCTCCGGGTACTCGAACGGCTTGAACGCGACTCGTGGGTTGAATAGTTGGCGCATAGCGTTACCTCAAAGCGTGAACGAATTGTAGTGTTAGTCTTGGACGATAACTACATCTTCTGCGGCGCGGGTGACGGCCGTGTAGAGCCAGCGTCGCGCCTCTTGGCGGAACACGCGGCTCTCGTCGAAGATGTAGACTTTCTTCCACTGGCTGCCCTGCGACTTGTGGACGGTCAAGGCGTACCCGTAGTCGAACGAGTCCTTGTCCTTGATGTCCCAGAAGGCTGGCTCGCCGCCCTGGAAGTATTGGGCGTGTGCCTGAGTTACGACACGCAGCTTGCCGTCGTCGCTCTCGATGTCGAGGTCGACAGAAGTGTCGTCAGTGTTGACGGCCGTCACCACGTTCCAGAGGCCGCCGTTCAGGAGGCCCTGCTCGTGGTTGTTGCGAAGGCAGACCAGCTTGTCGGTGGCGACCGGGAGGGGCGTCGAGCGGCCCAGGAGCTCACGCATGCGGGCGTTGGTGCCATACCGGCGCTTGTTGGTGCCGACGAGCACCTGGTCGAACGCCATGACCTCGTCCTTGTCGACGGACTTGGTGTCGATGATCCGGCTCGAGCCATACGCACCCTTGGTGATCGGTCGGCCCTCGCGGATGTCGGTGGCAATGCGGAGCACGGGGCTGTCCGCTTCCTGACGACGCACTTCGGTCAGGAGGAAGTCGGGGGCCGCGTTGGTGTAGACGCCGGTGCCGAACACGGGCGGCAACTGGAAGGGATCACCCAGCACGAGGATGGGTTTCTTGTACGTCGCGAGATCCTCGGCCATGCGGCCGTCCACCATCGAACACTCGTCGACGATGAGCAGCTTGCAGGTGGCGACAGCGGACTCGGTGTTCAGGGCGAACGACATGCGCTTGACGTTCTGCTCCTCCGCCTTGTACATGTCGTTGAACTGCTTCCACTGCGTGTCGAACCGCCACTTGTCCTCAGGCATGCCCTTCTCCTTCAGGGCGGCTTCGATGTGGTCGAGGGCCTTGCGGAGATCGGTCAGCCGGGCGCGGCTCTTGTCCTGCGGCTTGTAGATGAGCGAGTGGAGCGTCGTCGCCCCGAAGCACCCCTTCTGCTGGAGCACATAGGCGGCCTTGCCAGTGAAGGCCGCGTAGAGCACAGAGCCGGCGTCGAGGCCCTCAGCGAAGTGCTTGGCGAGGGTCGTCTTGCCGGTGCCCGCGTAGCCGAAGAGGCGGTAGACGCCCTCTCCGCCACTGTCGAGCCAGCGTTTGACGGAGATGAGAGCCTGTTGTTGCTTTGTCGTCCATTCCATTCGTACGTCTCCAAACAATCTGGCCGCCGAGCACTTTCGTACCCGGCGGCCAGAAGTATGCCGCATTCACTCAGTTGAGGCAACCAAGATCAGAACGGAATATCGTCGCCCTTCTCATCCTTCTTGCCTTCACCCGCGTTCTGGGTGTCGTGCTTGACCTTCGTGTCGCCACGACGGTTGGCCTTCAGGAGCTCCTGGCCGGCGAGCAGGAGCGGGTTCGGGCTGCCGTCGCCGAGCGTCGGCGGGATCAGCGACTGGGCCAGGTCGTTGTTCACGGCCGGCTTGACGCTGAAGTTGTAGAACTCGCCGCGATCGTTCTTCTCGCCGCTGGTCGTGATGATCAGGCGGTGCGCGAAGAGCGGCGGCTTGCCGTTCTGGAACGTGCGGAGACGCGTCATGATCGACTTGTAGACCTTGATCTTGGTCGACGAGAAGGCGATCACGGCCGGCTCGATGCTGCCAGCCGCCTGCTCGTCGATGTTGAGCGAGCGGTGGATCATGCCGGTGATGTAGAACGTCTCGATGAGATCGTTGCCGGCCGGGGTCTTGTACTTGCCGAAGACGGTCGATTCCTTCTTCGCCTGGGCCACGACCGGGCTGTCGAGCGCGTGGATGGCGACGAAGCCACCACCCGCGTCGCGCGGCTTCCACTCGACGAACACGTGCGACGTGTCGCTGGGCTGGAAGTAGACGCCCTTGCCGCCGTCGAACACTTCGTTCGTGACGGTGTTGATCAGGTCGCCGGGGCGAGCGCCCTCGATGCGGTTCTCACGGCTCGCCACCTGCGGCGAGTTGGACTGGAGCACGCCCAGGAAGGGGATGCTGACGTCCTCGTTCGTCTGGTTGTCGAAACCAGCGCCGGCGCTGTCGCCGTAGTCGTACGTGGCAATCGCGTTGGCGGCTTTGCCTTGCGTAGCGGGAAGGGTCGAACTCATAACAGATCTCCGAGACAGGGTCTGGCAGGCTGATTAACGTCACCCCACCAATAGACGCCGGCCCTTCACGGTGGGCCGGCAACCGTTTTTGTTTCGTTATTTCTTGCTCTTGCCCTTGACCTGCGTGATCTTTGCCGTCTTCTGCTTGAAGATACCGAACGGCTCGATCGGGATGTCGATGCCGGCGGTCAGCTGTTCCTTGACGAACGCCTTCAGCGTCGACGGGTGCACCTTCTGGTCTTCGGACACAGCGGCGAAGCGGGGCGTGAGCTCGGCGATGAGGTCTCGTGCCTCCTGCTCCTGGCCCTTGTTGAACGCGACGTGGACGTTGCGCTTGATCAGGCCGGCGTGGCCGTTGTCCTCGAGCCACTTGAACGCGGTGCCACGATTGGCCTCGCTGATGCCCGCTTGGACATCTTCCTTGATCTCGACCTTGAGGCCCTCGGCCGTCTTGAACTCGACGACACCCATGGCTTCGATCTGCTCCGGGAGCTCGCGCTCCAGGATGCGGCGGATGTGCTCCTGCGAAGTCTTCAGGGCGTTGGCGTGCTTCTCAGCGTCCGCCTCGTGCTGGTTGAGCTCTTCGATCAGCCGGTTGACGTTGGCGGCCGGGCCTTCGGCGATGACGGGAGCGTCCGTGAAGCCGGCGTATGCGTTTGGGTCAGTCATTGAAGGACCAATTCTCTAGGGGTTGAGCGAAGAAAGCAAGCACTATTCAACGGACTGGAGCCACTGCTTGACCTTGTCGCCAGTGATCTGGTTGGCGACATCGAACTTGTCGAGAAGGGCCTTCACGATATGGTCGTCGACCGTGTTCTCGGCGATGATGTCGATGTAGTTGACCGGGTGCTCCTGGCCGATGCGGTGGGCGCGGTCTTCCGACTGCTGTCGCATCGCCAGGTCGAAGGTGTTCTCGACGTAGATGACCGTGCGGGCCTTGGTCAGCGTCAGACCCTCGCCTGCACTCTGGGCCTTCGCCACGAAGAACTGGGCTTCACCCGCCTGGAACTTCCGCTTGGCCTCGGCGCGGTCGTCGCTGGAGACCTGGCCGTCGTACCGCACGGCGCGGTCGCCGAGCATTTCCATGATCTTGTCGATGGTGCGGTTGAAGCGGCCCCAGATGATGCAGCCGTGGGGGATGTCCTCGATGATCTGGCCCAGGAGCTCGAGACGCGGGTTCGACGTCCCGATGTCGTGGATCGGCTCTGCGTCCGCGTCGACCTGCGTGACCGGCACGAAGCCGCTCGTGACCTGCTGGAAGCGGAGCATCCGCGTGATGGTCAGCGGGGCCGTGACCAGGCTGCCGTCGTCGAGCACGGCGAGATACTCGTCCCGGAGGGCGGAGTAGATCTTCTCCTGAGCGGCGGTCATCTGGAACGTCGCGCGGCTGTACAGCTTCGGCGGGAGGTTCAGGACTTCGTCCTTGGTCACACGCGAGCAGATGGTGCCGAGAATCTTCTGGAGCAGGTCGAGGTTGCGGTACGCCACCAGCTGCTGGAACGGCCGCACGTTGCCGTTCGCATCGCGGACATGGCTCGTGATGAACGTGCCGAACATCTGCTTGTACGCACCGAACGTGGAGCAGCCGTGGGGCCGCCAGAAGTTCGGGTCAAGGAACAGCATCTGGCTGAACAGGTCGAACGGGCCGTTGGGGACTGGCGTGCCGTTCAGCAGACGGCGGTACTTGGCGAAGGGGGAGGACTTGACTACAACCTTCGTGCGGTCTGCGGTCGGGGTCTTGATGCGTCGTGCCTCGTCCGCGACATACATGACCTTGCGGCTCTTGAGGATGTCCCACAGGTACGCCTTGCCGCCGCGCCAGATGGTCAGGCGGCGGCCGGAGTTGGGGCACTTCTTCGTGATGGCGTCCGTGACCACGGAGTCGTAGGTCATGGCGATGAGGATCGGCCCAGGGTGGGCGAGGACCGCCTCGGCGTCGGCCTGGTGCCACTTGGTCGCGGCCTTGTCGGTCTGATAGCAGAACATCTTCATCTGCTTCAGGAGCCTGTCGGGCATGTGCGATGGCATCTCGTCCGTCACCCAATTGCGGTGGACGCCGTCCGGGGCCACGACGAGGATGCAGTCGACCTTGCCTTCGTCGATGAGGTGAGCCGACTGGTCGATGGTCTCCTTCGACTTGCCGGTGCCCATTTCCCAGAGCAGTCCGCGTGAAATGTCGTCCTTGTGCCCGTTGAACTCGGACAACTGGTGCGGGAACGGCGGCTTCTTGAAGTCGTCAGGCGTCATGGGGAGTGAAGTGTAACCGGCCGTTGAAGATCCAGCAAGCTCAAGCTCGCCACTGACCGGCGAAGATCGTCACGATCGAACGCTTACCATTCGGATAGGTGACGATGTGGGAGTGGCTCCATGACGAAGGGCCGCGATTGTATCCCATGTTGAGCGTGGTGCTCGTTCCCGCCACGTACAGACCGTTGAGGATGGTCGCCGCGTGGGTGTGGCCGGTGTTGGCGCGGCGTCCGACCTTGTTGAGGTTGGCGGGAGTGCCGCGTGATCCGTTGGGGCCGAGATGTCCGTGCATGCCGCATTCGATCCGCCCGTCGCAGATGGTGAAGGAGTCGTCGGTCAGGAGGAACTTGACTTCACCAAGCTGGCGGTGTGTCGCTTTCTTGACACGATCGTGGAGGATGGCCCACTCGGTGATGTTGAAACGCTTGTTGCCGTTCTGGAGCGCCGTGAACGTGGCCAGCTGGGCCTCGAGGAACAGCATCGCGTTGCGTGGGTCGCGGCGGTAGTCGTGTTCCTTCAGCCACTTGCTCAGCCAGTTGTCGTGGTTCGAGTCGACGACAACGGTCGTGACGCCCTTGCGAGTGAACGCCCCGAGCGTGTTGGCGGTACAGCGGAGTTCGGCCTCCACGCTGTCGAAGCCTCGCAGGAACGCCTTGAACTGTTCGTGTGGATCCTTCGCCGCATGGTGGTTGATCGACACGCCCTCGAGAAGGTCGTGGACGAACTGGTACCTGGGCCGAAGGGAGTCGAGCATGCCGCCGTCGCCCAGGGCGGTGTTGAGGACGGCCACATCGATCGTGGTCGCGTGGAGGTCGCCCCACGTGATCGCCTCGACGCGGTTGTTCGTGGTGACTTTGTCGCCATCGGCGAGCACGGTCAGATCCTGGATGCGGCCCTTGTCGTCCGCGTCAAGCTGACGCACCCACCAGTTGCCCTTGGAGTTGACTTCAACGATGAGGGCACCGTAGATGTGGTGGTGTTCCCCCTTCAGGCCGGCCTTCTTCTGGATGTAGTTGCGTTGGGTGACCGTGCCCGTCGTGTAGTTGAACTTGACCCCGGCCCCGGCCATGGCCGCGATAGAACGCAGAGCCATCTTGGCGTGCGGGAAGATGGCGGAGTCGCGGGACGAGTACGTCTCCAGGCCGCTGAGCGGATCCTCGGCGGTGGGCTGGATGTTCATCTCGCCGCACCACACCAGGCCGTTGGCGAGCTCGCGCCGGACGTCTGACGTGTACGGCTCGATGCGCTTGTCGTACCACAGCGTCGTGTCGTGCGACGCGGTGCCACGCTTCACCGACATTTTGCCGAATGCGTTCTTGTTGTAGCTGTACGTGCCGACTAGAATCTCTGCTTCGTAGTGTTCCGCGAGTGCCAACAGGCTGGCCCACACCCGCTCATTGAGCTTGGTGTTGTTCTGCGCGGACGTGACGATGTACACCTTGACCTGGCCGGCCGGAGGGAGCTCAGCAGGGAGCGTCGAGACGCCCAGGAGGCTGCCGCCGGTGAGCGGCTTGGCCTTGTTCAGGCCGGCCTCGGAGACGTGGTACTGAGCCGTGGAGCGGGGGATGCCGAGCTCGCGGGCCGCCGCGCTGGTGTTGCCACCATTGCGTTCGTACGCCTCGATCACTTTCTGACGCATGTGGATCCGTTCACTTGAGCAGGGCTGCGAGGCTCGACTGGAGTGTTCGAAGGGCCTCGTCTGCCTGCGGGTTAGACGCCGGGGTGGTTACGAAGTCCACCGCGCCGTAGAGGATTCGGGTGCCATCCGTGCGGATGAGGAAGAAGCACGTTTCCTGGATCCCATCGATCGTCAGGATGGTGCGGATCAGATTGCCGACCGGAATGTCGGAGGTCTTGATCCACACGAAGTCTTCCTTGACGATGCGGGCCAGGAGCGAGACGTGCCACTGGTCCAGGCGTACGTTGGCGAGTCGCTCGAGACGCGGCTCGACGCCGGAGACGACTTCGTAGAGGGCCGTCGAGGACAGGACCACGTCGGGCCGGATGGGGCCGCCGCAGTTGTGGGCGGCCGTGAGGACAATGCGAGAAGCCTTGGCGCGGTACTCGGCATCGTTCAGGACCGCGTACACCTGCGTGGCGGTTTCGATCGCCTGGGCCGCCTTGTTCTTGGCGCGGCGGGTCAGGAAGTCGAACGCGCCCTTGACGACTGCACCGAGGACAGACGTGGAGAACAATCCCGCCAGTACGATTCGCCAGAGGCTGGTGGGTTGTTCATCCATGACGGTCGTACTTTCTGTTTCTTACCTCGACAATAGGGGTCGAATCGGACGCGTTGAATTGTACGAAAAATTCACCCTTGCGCCAACCACATCTTCAATAAGTAAGCACTCCGTAAGCAACCGGAACGTCACTGTCGTCCACGATCTGGAAGAGCGTCTCGCTGGTGTTTGCACCCGTCTGGGTGTGTCGCACCTTGATCGAGTCGGCGGCCGTCACGGAGAACGTCCCGCTGGTCGCGGTCGCCGCGATGACCGGAGTCCAGGTCGCCGAGCCGTTCAATTCTACTTCGACCGCGCCGGTGGTCAACGCTGACCCGATCATAAGGGTAAACGTCCCAGTCGTCACAGCGACATACCCGGTAGACGCCACGTTGACTGCCTTGACGCCCAGGAAGGTCTGGAGGCTCAACGTGGACTCTGTGTCGAAGTCCCACTGAAGGAACTGCGTGGCCGCGCGGACGGTGGCGTCGAGCGTGTGCTGCGTGCGGACAGCAACGCGGAGTCGAGCCGGCACGCCGTTGGCGTAGCGGAGGATCTTCGTGCGGCTGAGGAACGCCGATGACTGGTTCGCGAACGGCACCGTGTACAGCAGGGTGTTCGTCGTATCCGGGTCGATGCGGACGTCGACGGCCCACTCGGTTGTGTTGGCCGTTGGGAAGTCGGCGGCCAGGCTCGACTCGTTGAGCAGGGCGTTGACCTCGTTGGTGTTGCGGTAGTCGCGGCGGGTGTAGGACGCCTCAGCGCCGGGGGCGTCGAGCAGGCCGACCGTGCCGAAGAAGATGATCGGGTCGATGCCGAAGTCGTTGTATTCGTCGGACGTCGGAATGGTGCCCGTCGAGCCGGCTGCACTACGCGTCGAGCCGTAGCCGGGGTGGTGCAACTGACCACGGGTCGCCGCGTTGAAGAAGTTGATGCCGTTCAGCGACAGGTGCTGCGACGGGTTGCTGTAGCTGATGATGTAGTTCACACCGACCGTGACGGGGACGGGCAGGTCGAAGTAGGCGTATTGAGCGCCGAGTCCGGTCGGCGTTGGGAACGTCTTCGTGGCGAGCAGCGTGGCCGTGTCCTTGTTCCACAGGTTGGCCGTGAACGTGCCCGTCTGGTTGGTGTTCGTGCGGAACCAGCGGGCGGCGAGGACGTAGCCGTTCGACAGCACGTCGAACTTCATGCCGACTTCCTGGATGCCCGCTGACTCGAAGTAGTCCGGCGTGTCCGGAGTGTACGTGCCACCGAGGTTGGCGTCGTGCCAGCCTTGGATGTCTTCGGCCGGCAGCGAGTCGAGGTTCATCGTCTCCGGATACGGCACACCGTCGAGCTTGAAGTTCGTCGGCGGGTACGGCCGGCGAACGCGGTTGTTCATCAGCACGTTGGACGGCGTGGCGAGCGACACGTCGAGCTCGCCCTTGAGGTTCTGTGGCAGCGGGCGGATCTGCACCGTCGCGCCGGGCGTCCATGCCAGGTCGGTCAGGTTGCCCGACGTCGACAAGAACCAGACCTTGGCACCGACCGCGTGGGCGGCCGGGACGGTATCCAGCATGCCACGGTAGACGCCAGTCAGCGTGATGATGCCGGAGCCGAGCGTGTAGCCGGTGTGGGCCACGAACTCGTTGTCGATGAGCAGAAGGTTGAACAGGCTCGTGCCGACTTCCTTGGAAGTGTGCGACTCGAGTTGCTTGCTGATGGCGAGCAGGGTGTCGCCGCCGTCGGTCTCGATGACCAGCGTGTCGGTGCCCTGCGTGGTGCCGCCGGAGACGGCGTTCTTGAGCTTGCCACGGACGAGGTAGCCGGCCACCTCACCGCACTCGGCGTACGGGTCGGAGCCTTGGCGGCCCGCCAGGGCGAAGCCGGCCCCACCGCCGCCAGCCGAGCGAGCGCCGATCCAGACGCGGTCGGGCACGCCAGGGTTCTCGTCTGCGAACGGCAGGAACTTGAGCGGGGCCTCGAACACGACGCGGTCGGCCGTCTCGATGTTCTGCGGGGCCGTGTCGCCGGGGAGCAGCCACTGCGTGTTGTCGGGGTCGGCGAACGACGGGAGGTCGTAGCCGAACGTGTCCTGGATCAGGTTGAGCTCGATGACGCCGTCGTCGAGCCGGCCGAGGTCCATGCGGGTGATCCGCATCGGCAGATCCACGATGTCCTTGCTCGTGATCGTGACGCGGACCAGGTCGCCGGGGTTGCGGCTGTGGAAGGTGCGGTCGACGAGGACAGTGCACTTGGCGATGGGGTACGCGAGCGTCCGCAGGTCACGCCACGCGAGTTGGTTCGCGAGGGCGCGGCTCTTGACGCCAGGGTACTTGGCGGTGACGGACACCATCGTGTTCGCCTGGATCCGGATGTTCGCCGAGTCCTGGGCCGTCGCATACGTGACCTTGTACTCGTTGGTGCGGTTGGCGAACTCCACGTTGATGTTGTTCGTGGTTTCTTCCCACGCACCACGGGTGAACTCCTTGACCTCGACCGTGTTCGTCTCATTGATGGACGTGAGGTCTTCGAGTTCGTAGCCGCCGCGAGCCAGCGTGATCTGCCACTTGCCGGTGGTGCGGTTGACGAACAAGATACCGTCGACCTGACGTTCGATCTCGCGGATGAGCTCCGAGCACTCCAGGGCGTCGTCGATGTTCATCGAGATGCCGTTGCCCTCGTCGAACAGGGTGTAGGCCGCTTCGCGGAAGTTGTCGACGTCGATGTCCGAGCTCAGCTGGGCAAGGCCCCAATCCGGATCAAGCAGGATCTCGTACAGCATGTTCATCGGGTTGCAGTCGAATCCGTTGACGATGTGTCGATTGCTGGTCAGGGCCAGCGGGTTCGGGCAGCGTCGAAGCTCGAATGCCCAGGGCTGGATCTGGCTGCTGTTCCCGATGTAACCGCCCTCCCACACACCGTAGCACGTGCCACGGTACGCGGGGACGGACGACTCCAGCTTGCGAGTGGTGCTGTCCACGGCGAGCGAGTAGATGCCCGCCGCTGACCAGTCGTTGGACGAGAAGAACTCGACGTTCAGGTTGCCTTCGATGCCGACGCACACGCCGCAGTAGTTCTCCGGGATGTCCAGGATGCGACTGTCGGTCTCATCGATGATGTTGATGCCGTCGAGGAACACGCGAGCGCGGTCACCTTCGACGCGAAGTTCGATGGAGTGCTTGCCCGTCATGATGGTGAAGTCGCCGCCGACAGCGGTGGCCGTGTCGAGGATGACGGAGTTCGCCATGCCAGGGGCGAACAGGTGCAGGTTGACCGTGCTGTCGTCCACGTTCACAGCGACGTGATAGTTGCTGTTGTGGGAGCCTTGGTCTTCGCACTTGACCGTGAGCCAGAGGCCGTGGGCGGCGAAGTCGAACGCGCCGGCGGCCTTCGGGATGAAGGTCATCACGGCCTTGACGTTGTCGCCGAGGCGGGGCCGCTCAGGGTGCAGGAGGAGCGCCATGTAGCGGTTCAGGTCGCCGGGGGCCGTGCCGCCGTACGTGCTGCGAACCTTCGCCTCGTTGCTCGGAGAGGGCAGAGCGTCTTCCGCCACCGTGTGTTCGAGCACACGCATGACGTCGCTGTCGTCATTGGTGTCGCCGCCGGTCGGAGCACCGACCTGTCCCTTGTTGGCGACGAAGTAGTGAGCGCCGGCGTCACTGCCCTTGTACTCGTTCAGCGGGTCGCCACCGTTGGCCGAGAAGTCGTCGAACCAGAGATAGTCCGGCGGCGTCTGGCCCAGGTAGGCGGACGGCAGCTGCTCGCGCGATCCGAGGTAGAAGGAGAACTTGCCATCGATGCCGCCGTTGTCGAGCTTGCCGCCGAAGAAGTTCTCATCTTCGATCTCGACGAACGACTCGCCGAGCACGCCCTCCCAGGCGGAGACCTCACCGATCCAAATCTTGGAGAGGAAGTCAACGTCGCCACGGCACAGGGCGAACTGCATGCCGACAGAGTACTGATAGCCGGTGACAACCTTCTTGGACGAGAACATTCCCGTCTTGACCTTCTTCTTGATCGGCTCGTTCTCGAGGTTGCCGTACCACACCACGTTCGGCCCGTCGATGCGGACGGTGCCCCAGACGAGCGGGACGACGCGGCCTTCGGTGGCGGTCGGGAAGGAGAAGTCGCCGAGGTGCGCGGGGCGAGCGTTTTCGATCTTCGGCTTGGGGCGAATGAGCTCCGCCACGACCGTCAAGATCGCTGTCAGCACCACCATGAACAGGAATTCAAACATGTTATTTCAGTCCGCTTTGGAAGGGGTTCTTGGTCGGGACGAAGGGGAAGCCACCGAAGTTGATCGTGTTAGCGAACTTGTCTCCGCACACGTTGAAGGAGTGGTCACAGCCGGTGTAGATCGTGACATCCTCACCATCGATGTCGTCGTTGAACGGCAACAGCAGCTTGATGCTGTCGCTCGTCTGGCGAAGGATGAGGCGGTAGTCGCCGTTGAAGGTGGCGAAGCCGCCCGTCGCCCACCCGTTGCCCTTGGAGCCGGTCAGGCCGCTGATGGTGAACGTGTTGGCGTCCACGTCGCTGGCCTCGCCGACATAGTTCCACTCCTCGGGATCCTGCTGGCACCAGGAGTCGAAGAGCACGTGGTTGCACATGCCCTTGTAGGTGTAGCGGGGGACGGCGCGGGCGAGTGCCCCGCTGATGGGCATGACGCCGATGCGGGCGGTGCCGGCCTTGTCGCTGAACGACACGGAGCGGACGATGCCCTTGAACAGCGTGATGAGCTCTTGGTCGACGGAGTCGGTGCGGTGGACGCGGCGGATGGTCAGGCTGGCCCGTTGGCCGGGGACCACGCGGGCGTACGACATGGCGAAGGGGTGCGCGGACGGCATGACAATCGTCATGACCTCCGTGCGTTGTTCAGGGCCGACGCGAACCTCGTCACGCGAGATCTCGAGCGGCTCATAGTCGGTGGCAGTGTACGTGACCGGCTCCGCGCCGGACGTGAAGTGGTACTGCGTCCCGCCGAGAGCGAGATCGTAGAGCTCGATTGGCGAGCCGCGTTCGGTGCTGGATTCTCTTGCGTCGTAGCTCATTCGAGTACCGCCTTCACGGGCATGTTAATGGTGGCCGTGCCGTTCAGGTCGGCGTGGGTGATCGTGATGTCATCGCTGTCAAGTCGAACCTTCTCCACCACGGAGATACGCACGATGTTCGAGAGGCTCACGCTGTCCGGCCAGGCCGGCGTCACCGTGATCGTTTCCTGCACCGCGTTCACCTCGACCACGTTGGTCACCTGGTGGTACGTCGCGGTGCCGTTGGCGAGCTCCACGCGGATGTACTTCCGTGGGTTGACGCCGAGGGCAGTGTACGTTGAATGGCCGGCGTTAGCAACCAGCAACGTGGTGGCATCCTCAACGAGACCAGCGAGCGGAGTGATGTCGCTCGCGAAGGTCGGGAGGAGGAACGAAGTCTGCCGGCCGTTGAGGTAGCTGAGCCACACCTTGGCCGCCCACAGCTTCTGACGAGACGTCGTGACGAATCCCTTCGAGGACGATCGCCGGCTCTTGGGCCAGTTGCTGAAGATGCTGAACTTGCCAGTGGCGTTGTCGATGATCGACACCATACGATCGGACGATTCGGTGAGACGATCCTCGACGGCGTTCGGGTCGTCGACCAGCAGCTTGGCCGCGTCGTCGCCGAAGCCGATCTCATCGAAATCGAGCGCGGCCGGGGTGTACTGGTACAGGTTCTGCGTGTCGTCCAACAGGGCGAAGTTGAACGTGTATTTGGTCAGGCTGTTGGTCCACCGCTGCGAGCGAACCTGCTGGGTCAGCAGGGCGTTCCGGATGGGGTAGATCTCCGTCATGGCCGGCCAGTCGAGCGTGGTGGCCGAGGTCTCCAGGTGGTCGCCGTCGACGTCGACAACGGTCACGATTTCATACGTGCCGTCATCGGGCGAGATGAGGATTGCCTTCGCACCGTTGCGGAAGATCGACATGGTCGTGTCGGTGTTCAGCATGGTGGCACCGGCGGCCGTGGCGTTGCCCAGGTAGCACCCGTCCACCCACGCGGGGATCTCGAACGTGCTCGCCTGCTGGTCGAACAGGATGTTCTCGATGCGTTGGCGCTCCGGCCCGTCCTCGACGAGCACGTCGCCCGCGTACTCCGTGCGGGCTGCGATGCGGAGACAGATGCGCTGCTCCGTGCCGTCCTTGTGGATGAGCACGTCCGTGAGGAACCGGAGGGTCTCCTGGAGCGGGGTTTCTGGTCGATACACGAAGAGCATTAGACTCCCAGCGCCTGGCGGGCGGCACCCTTGTTCTTGCGGAGAATGTTCACGATGAGGTCTTGGTTCGCCGGGTGGTTCAGGGCCGACGAGACCTCGTCAGGATCCGACACGTTGACCACGTTCACGTTGACCTGAGGCGGGGCACCACCCATGGAGCCGTTCGGGCTGATGGCCCCGCCCGTGTTCGGGGTGAAGACTTCGGGGCCGCGCTCGCCGACCAGGTACGCTCCGCCGGGGCTGACCGGGCCGCCCGCTGCACGAGCTCCGGCGAGGCCAGCGAACATCGAGCCGAGGCCGCCGCCCATCCCGCCGAGGCTGCTGAACAGGCCGCTCATGGCCTGCCGCGTGACCAGGCGGATCATGTCGTCGAGGATGCTGTCGATGAGGCCGCTGAAGTTGAACTTGCCAGTCTTCACGAAGTCGACCATCGAGTCTTCCATGTTGTGGAAGGCGTTGACGACCGTCTTCGAGGACAGTTCAGCGAAGTTCGAGAGCTCGTCCTGCACCTGGAGGAAGCCGCTCTTGAAGCCGCTCATCGCGTCCCGCGACGTGCTCAGTTGCTGGATCTGAGCCTCGCGGAGGGCGACCGTGTACTGGTCCACGTCGATCTTGCCGGCGCGGTAGAGCTCGCTGAGTGCCGTCATCCGGCGGGCGGCTTCTTCCTGCGGCCCCATGATCGACTGGTATGCCGACTGCTGGTCCTTCAACGCACGGTTCTTCTCGAGCACCGACTGGATCGACTGGCTCTCTGCTTCGGTCAGGGTCACACCCTTCGACCGCAGGCCCTGCTCGATCCGGATGTACTCGTTCGAGATCCGGCGATTGTCGATGACCTTCGTGAGTGCTTCGTTCTCGTTCTCGAGCGACTCGATGACGTCAGCGATCGACTGAGCGCGGGTCAGGGCGGCAGCGGCCGCAGCCTGCTTGGCCTCGAACTCTTCCTGGGCCTTGGGGTTCAGGGCCGGGTCAGGGCCGGCCTTGGCCAGGCGATCCTTGCCGATCTCTTCTGCACGGATACTGAGTTTCGTAACCAAGTCCTGGGCGTCGGTGACCGACTTGAAGCCGTCCACGAACGCCTTGCCGATGGCAGCGCCGGTGGTCTGTGCCTCCTTCGACATTTCCAGTCGGGGGAGGACGTTCTGCTTGAGGGCGGTCAGGCCCAACTTCTTGCCCAGGGAGGAGTCGGCGATGACGTTGATCGCGGACACAAACGTATTGATGAACGACTCGATCTGACCGATCAGGGCGTTGATCATTCCCTTGAAGATCAGTTCAACCGTCGCGGGGATGTTCCGGAACGCCTCGATGATGGCGAAGCCAGCACCGACCCAGATGCCGATGAACGAGTCAACGGCCTTGGCACCGAGCATCAAGAATCCCTTGATGCTGATGGCGAAGTCCGTGCCAAAGATCTGGCGGAGATAGTCAGCGATCCAACCGAAGTTCTTCTGGAAGAGCTCCACGGCGAACGCGATGTCCGACTTGAGCTCTTCCCAGAACGCCTTGGCGAAGTCGGCGAGCGTCGCGGTGCCCTCACCAGCAAGCGACAGCTGGTCGCTGAAGGCGATCAGGGCCACCAGGCCGGCCGTGATAGCGACGGCGATGAGGCCGACCGGGTTGGCCGCGATCGCGGCGGTCAGTGCGTTGAACCCGCCGATGGCCTTCTGGATGCCGATCACGAGCGAGCCGGCGAGCACCGCGCGGGCGAACGTGTCGATGTTGGCACCGAGGAACTCGATGCCCTTGGTGATCTTCGGCAGGATTTCGTACTTGTTGTTCAGGTCGCCGACGAACTTCAGCACCTGGTTGCCGAGCACCTTCATCTGCTGACCGATGGTCGGCAGGGTCTTGGCGAACGCCTTGTCGATTTCGTCGCTGGCCTCGAGGAGGGCGTCGGCCATGACCTGAGCCGAGATCTTGCCCTGCGGGCCGAGCTTCAACAGGCCGCCCATCGTCGTGTTCATCTTCTTCGCCAGGATGTCCGCGATCAGCGGCATCTGCGTCATGACGGAGCGAAGTTCCTGACCACGCAGCACGCCGGCGCTGAACGCCTGCGACAACTGGATGATGGCGTTCGAGGCTTCGATGGCGGATGCACCGCCGACGATCGTGGCCTTGTTGAGGGTCTCCACGATCCGGGCCGACTCTTTGTGAGAGAGGCCGAGTTGTTCCGTCGAGCGGACGACGCGCTGGTACAGCGTGACGGTGTCTTCCCACGACGTGCGGCTGCGGTTGGCGACGTCGAGCAGCTTCTGGCTGGCCAGGGCCGCTTCCTCCTGCGAGCGGGAGACGGTCGCCAGCTTGTTCTGGAGCTCGGTGAAGGCGTCGATGTAACCAAGCACGCCCTTGATGGTGGCGGCGGCTCCGAGCAGTCCGAGGGCGTTCTGGAGAAAGCCGACAGAGTCGCCAGAGCTCTTGGCCTGTGCGCCAACGCCCTTGAGCTTCTTGATGACCTGCTCAGTGCCATTCTCACTGACGACGATGACAATGCGTTCGGTCACTTACGGCACCACCTTCATGCTGTTGACGGCGGCAATGCCGGCCCCGATCCCCTTCTGGACAAAGTTCGCAGCCATCTGGGTAGACGATCCGTTGTTCAGCGTCTCGATGTAGTCGACGTTGTTCAGGACTACGATGTCTTCCCCCGGCGCGGCTCGGTCGATGGCCGAGTTGGCCGCCTGGATGGCAGCGTCAGCGTTCGCGGTTTCCGCCAGGCCCAGGTGGTTTCCTGGTGCGAACGCGGGAACCTTGTCGGCCGAGTAGTCTCCGAGAAGTGCCTGCCAGTTGGAACGGGCGACACCCTTGTCGACGGGCGTGGAGACGATACACTCTCTGATGACCGCCTTCGCGACGGCACGCTTTGTGCCGTTGACGTTCTTCCCAATCGCCTTCACGCGAGTGTCCATCGTAGCCGAGAATGCGTGAAGGGAGGCCATCACGAATTATACACTCGCGACGGCCTCCCAACATCACTTCTTCGCCGAATCCTTGGCGCTCTTCGCGTTGATCCACTCCAGGTGCGCGCGGTCGAGTTCCTGGATGAAATACCGGAAGTCGAGCGTGTCGTCTTCGTCGAGCGAATGAGACTCGGCGTAGTCCTGGATGGCCGTCCAGGGGATCGGCCCCATTCCCCAACCGTAATCGCGACACGAGCTCAGCTCGAAGTACGCACCATAGACGAACTCGAGACCCAAGAAGAGCTCGGGAGCATTCGCAATGGCCTTGGGGAACGGCCGCCTCGTGCGTATGCAGTCGGCGATGATCTTCTGCTCTGTCTTGCCCTGCTCCAGGGCGTAGATCAGGCAGTCACAGAGTTTTTTGCGTCCACCCCATTGAGCTCGGCGCGGTAGAGGGTCGCGTCTTCCGCCGTCTCGCGGATCTCCTTGAACAGGTCGGGGAGATCGGTGAACAGCTTGATCGCGTTGTCGCGATTGAACGGGAGCTCCTTGCCGTCTTCGCCGCTGACGCCTTCCCAGCCGAGCAGCACCGTGTCGGCGTACGTCTCGGCAAGAAGACGATCCGCGATCTTCTTGTCGATGTTGCCGGTCTGGATCGCGCGGCGGTACGGCTTCGTGACGGCCTGGAGGCGCTTCTCGAAGTTCGAGTTGCCGCCGCCGGCGCGGGCGATCTGGAACTTGCCAGCCTCGCCGAGGTCGAGCTTCACGCCCGTGCGTTCGCGGTTCTCGTCGGTCTTGTATGCGCCGTAAGTGCTTGCCATGATCAGTGCTCCGTGAAACTATCGCTGAACTCTCTACAAGTGCCCGACCGCTGTCGAGCGTGAGGAGTGAAATGTACCGGAAGGTGAAGCGGTGGGCAAGCCGAAACAATGTCGGCTCCGGAATAATCCGGAGCCGACACGTGGTGCTCTCCCCTTCACCGATTACAGGTCGGCCGCGTTCGGGAGGTAGTCCCAGAACACGATCAACAGGGTGTGGTTCAGGTTCGGGTCGATCTTCGCGCCGGTGGCGGCCATCGTCTCGAGCGGCAAGGTGATTGCCTGGTCCTGTTCCACGTTCGGGCGGCCGTCGCCCAGGGTGATGAGCGGGACGTCGAAGGTGATACCCGCGTTCGACTTGACGAAGTGGGCTTCCAGCGTGATGTCAGCGTTGTTCTTCACGGCTTCCACCGCAGCGACGTCGCTGAAGTATGCCGTGATGTTGCCGCCGACCTCGAAGGTGCCGGCCGTGACTTCGAAGCTGCCGGTGACACCGACGGCCTTGTTGCCCGTGAGGTTGTTGTTGACCGTCAGGCTGAACTCCTGCACGAACGCGAAGAGCGGCTCCGGGTTCGGCTGGCCGGCGACGACCGACGCCAGCTTGATGCGGCTGACGTCCGAGCTCGTGTTGAAGGCGTCCGCCTCGATCAGCGGGGTGTTCACCACGCTGGCGACCTTGGTGAGCAGGGTGTTGGCCCCGCTGATGTTCTCGTCGATGGTCGAGTTCCGCAGCGCCATGAAGGAGATGTCGACCGTGGCCTTCTCGGCGGTGGGCACGTTCAGCGAGAACTCGCTGGCGATGGCACCCTCGAGATACTCGGCCTGTTCCCGCGTGAGGTCGGAGTCGTCGTTGGCACCGAGGCGGCGCTCCAGCGTGTAGGAACGACGCTTGATCAGCGTACCGACTTCGTTCTTGAGCACGCGGCCGAAGAACACCCGGAGGGTCTTGCCCGTGCCGGCGTCATCGACCATCGTGTCGCTGGTCTTGTCGAAGGTGATCACGCCGGCCGCGACGGAGCGGACGCGGGCGAAGCCGTTGTTGGCAGCCGTCGCGAACTTCTCCGCAGCACCGTCGCCGCCGATGAAGATGAACTCGCCGGGGATCAGACCGAGTTGGGTCAGATCCTTGGTGGTGGTCTCGAGGGCCGGGAGCGAGGCACCGTCGCCGTCGATGGTGGCATCCGCAGCGGTGAACTGGAAGCCGACTGCGACCGCCTTGACGGAGCCGGCGACGGTCTCGTCGACGACGGTCTCAGCGACCGTGACGTCCGTGCCGTCCACGGCGGTGACGCGCTTGAGGCCGTTGTTGGCCGCGTTGGCGAAGCCGCTGAAGAACACCAGGTCGCCGACGCGGTAGCCGCTCGTGACCAGGGCGTACTTCTTGGTGCCGGCGGTGACGGACGTGATGGCCGTCTTCTCGTTCTTGCGTCGGAGGTCGGAGAAGGTGAACCCCTGCATGAGGCCCTGGATGTTCGTCTGCGTGATGTCCGAGTTGAGGCCACCGCTGGCCTCGATGTCGGTCACGACGCCCTTCTTGCGCTGACGACCGCTGTTGATCGGATTGCGGGCGACCGTGGTCACCTGACCACCGAAGTCGCTGTAGCTGTTCGGCTCGAGCGGCGTCCACACCTGGGACGCAGCGGCGGGGAGCACGCCGAGGCTTGCTTCCTCACAGTAGCTCGACGCGGTCGAGTTGCTGTCAATTTTGTTGAGCTTGGCCATCGGATCGTTCTCCAGTTACTTGATCTGTTCGTACTCGAAGTCTGCGAAGACATTCGTCTGATACCAGGCACCGTCCTGGCCGACTTCCTGAGAGCGGACGTTGCGGAAGAAGACGCCACCTGACGTCGTCTTCCCTTCGTACGCGCTGAGAAGTATAGCAGTGATTTCGTCGTTGGACACCAGGCCGTCGTTCGGGTTGGTGAAAAGCTGGATGACGACGAAGCCGGTACGGGTGAACCGCTTCTTCCCCCGATCGTTGGCAAGACTTTTCTGTCCGCCGGAGTTGTGGCGAATCGCGACTCGTGCCCAGGGCGTGGGCGAGTTCGGGGGAGCCGGCTGCTTGTCGACTCCGTCCCAGATGGTGACGAAGCCGACCATCTGCGGGTGAGCAGTGTTGGCGTCGACCGCCACCTTGAACAGGGCGTTCATCTGGTCGCGAGCTTGTCGAGTGGTTGCTGGCATTTTACTTCTTCAACGTGAGTTCGAACAGCAGCGTGATTCCCCCTGGGGCGAGCGGGTTGACGCCATCGATCTTCCACACAGTGCCGGCCGGGTCCACCAAAGCGGTGTAATCGGCCAGGTCCACTCCGGGCACGGAGTTCGCGGCGACCAGCGCCCGCTTCATGCCCCGGCGCGTCGTGTCCGCTGAGCCGTCGGCCAGTTTCCAGTCGAGCAGGACCGCCTTGGCGGCTTGCTCGACCTGCCCACCGGCGTTGGCGGCGGCGGCCGGGTCGTTGCCCCTCCAGGGCTGCGAGGCGTTCAGGACGGCCTGCTCCGTGGGCGGGCGGCGGAGCGTTACGGCCGCCCCGTTCTTCTCGATGAGCCGCTTGGCGGTGGCCGCCAGCTTGGTGTAGTTCGCCATGTCTTATCCTCGCGCGACGGTTCGCCGTTGGGAGGTCAGGAGTTCCTCCAGCAGCATGTCTGCCGCCGGGTACTCGGGGATCATGGCATCCGACACCAGGGTGCTCAGGATGGTCTTGTTCCGGCCGACGCTCGCCATCTGGATCGGCGTCATGTACGACACGGTCTCCTCGATGACGTCGACCTTCTCGGACACGCGGCTGACCTGGCCGCCGGCATACGTCGTCTCGACGGTCGGCTCCTCGACGCCAAGGTCTTGGCGGGGAACCACGGGGATGGGGTCAGGTGCGAGCTCGCCGACGAGTGCGGCGCGGAGGGCGTACTCGGCGATGGCGGCCTGAAGGGCACGCGGGATCTCATCGATGTCCGCGAGGCTGTAGCCGTCGTTGTCGTATGCGTTCATCCGGGGCCACTCAAGGGCCTGGCGGCGGTTCTGCTTGACGCCTCGGAACCGGCGGCCGAACCGCTTGTTGACGTAGTCGGTGGCGCGGACGATGCACTGTTGCTTCTTGGCGAGGATGGCCGGGGGATCGCTCAGGCCCAGGGCGTCCCAAGAGATGTGCCCCCGGTCGGCATGGTACGAATCCGCGAAGGCCACGTCGATGTAGGCGTTCGCGGTTTCGAGACCCTCACCAGTTTCGGGGACAAACGCCACGCTGACCTCCTGGGCTTATCGGCCGCCGGGGAGGACAGGGGACTTCCTGTCCGTCCCGGTGGGGTACACGCGGGGAGCACCCGCTTTGATCTCGGTCATGTCCGCTGCCGTCCGTTGCTTGCGGCGGCCAAGGCCAGCACCGAGCCGGTCGAAGTGAACGCCGTACTGCCGATTGGCATTGCCGGAGTTCTGCCTGACAAACTTGAAGCTGGCCATGGGGAACCTTTACTGCTTGTAGCCGGTGAGCCGGCCGGGAACCACCCACGAAGTCGAGAAGGTCACACGCAGATCGGCCGCCGCGATGCCGCCGTCCGTCTTGCTCGCCACCAGGTTGCCCTGGACGAAGCCGCCGGTGGCGTAGACGCCTTCCGGAGGGGTGACGGTGATGGTCACGGTCTTGTCACCGATACCGTCCGCAACGGCCGCAACGGTCAGCACGTTCGTGCCGGTGTTGTAGGCCGCCGCGTTGATCACCGTCGCGTTGAGCGCGGTCACCAGCTTGGCACCGACGTCGTCGAGCGTGTCGTCCGAGTCGCCGGTCACCGATACGGCGATGGGCGAGGCGGTGTTGATACCGATCGCGAACACCCAGCCGGTCAGGGCGACAGGCCCAGCGGTGGAGAGGTCGGTCACGGTAGCGGCGTCCCACACGGCGTCGGAGTCGCCGTTGACGGCACCCTTCGCGAGTGCCTTGGCCTCCGTCGAGTTGTTCGCCTGCACGACATACGCATCGATGCCGTTGAAGCGGGGAACCGGAGCTCCCGGCGCGGATTCGACTTTGAACAAGGCCATTGCGATCTCCAGTTGGACGGACGGCCGGGGCCGTTATACGACCCCGGCCGTCCATGGTTCAGGTTTCACTCGTCACGTCGAGGATTAGTCCTCGATGCCCGTGGCCATCGCGAGGCCCTTCTCGCTGAACAGGGCCAGGCCGGCGTACCACTTGACACGCCAGATGTGCTCGTCGGCGTCTTCCTTCTCACCGACGTCGACCACGTGCAGACCGGCCTGCTTCTCGGCGGTGAGGCCGGCGATACCGTGCTGACGCGAGCCGTCGTCGAGCGTACCCGCGATGACCACGGTCGTGGTGCTGTTGGCACCAGTCGTGAGGTTGATCGGGATATAGTCGTTGCGGAAGATCGGGACGCCACGGTAGGCGGGCACCTGCTCGCCGTTGGGCAGCGTGACCGTCTCGCTGATGCTGGCACCGCCGAGGGCGCGGAGCAGGACCATGTAGCTGCGGATGGTACGGGCGTGCATCGCGAAGTAGTCGACCGCACCGTCCTTGTCCGTGACCGTGTCCATCAGGTTGTCGAGCAGGGTGAAGCTGAGGTTGTCACCGTTCGCGTCGACCGCCGGGATCTTCTGGCCGTTCGCACACAGGGTGCGGAGACCGGCGAAGGTGTTGCTGGTGCCGTCGCCGTTGATCAGCATGTCCTGGTACTTACGGCCGGCCGACTTCGACTTCGACGCGATCTGGATCGCGGTCTGGTCGTTGCCGTCGCCGGAGCGGGTCGCCTGGATGAGGCCGTTGACCTCAGCATCGCCGATGATCGTGGTGAGGGAGCTCGTGACCTGCGTGAAGGTCGCAGCCGCCTTGGCGGTCACCGCGTCGCCGACACCAGCGACCTGAACGTCGCCGAGGACGTTCTCGCGGTTGTAGGCCAGCGCGTTGCCGTCGATGCCGTCGAACGGCAGGACGCCGAACATCTTGTTGACGGTGATGACGTTTTCGATGACGCCAGCGATCAGATCGTTCTGAGCGAGCTTGGCGCTTTCAGCGAGGGTAACGGAGGCCATTGCTTCTTCTCCCGCCCTTCTGGGGCGAATGTGTGTTCGGTTGCAGCTTCTTCGCCGCCCCGAACAGGATCACCCTGAGGGCTGCATCTTTGCCTGTCGACACATCGTCGTCAGGTGAATCGGTGAACGATAGCAAATCACCCCCGGCACTTACAAGTGCCGGGGGTGATTTTTCTTGGAACCGGGATCTCGTCTCGTGTTTACGAGGAGAGATTGCCCTTCTTGGTGAGACCGGCACGGATCTTGTCCATGGCGGACATGTCACCCTTGGCGGCGGCCTGGCGCTGCGCGGCGTTCGGGGCCTTGTTCGACGCACCCGCGTCGGCACCACCACCGTTGGCGGCTTCGCTGGCGAACAGCTTGCCGTAGCGTTCGTTGGCCTTCATCTCAGCCACGAGCTCCTTGATGCTCATGGGAGCGCCGGTCACGCCGCTGTAGCGGATGTCGCCGGCCTGGTCGACGACGTGCACGAGGAACTCGCCGTCCTTGCTCTCGGCGACCTTGACCTGCTGAGCGACAAACGGCATGAGCAGTTCGACGTCGCCCTTGAGTCCGCTGATGGCGGTGGTCGCCTCGCCGGACACGAGCAGCTTGTGCAGCTGGCCTTGGAGGGCCTCGGCGCGCTTGGTGAGCTTGGTGTGGGTGCCGCTGTGTTCCTTGGCGAGGTCTTCCTTGATCTTCTCGATGTTCACGCCCTTGATCTGCCCTTCCAGGCCGGTCTTGGTTTCGTTGAACTTCGCGAGGATGGCCTCGGGGGTGTCGCCCCATTCCTTCAGCGGCGTGAGGTCGGGGCCGGTGGTCTTGTTCTTCGCCTCGGCGCGGGCGGCGCGGAGTGCGTTGTTCAGGCCGGTGATCGCGGACACGGCGCTCTTGACGCCCACGTGCTCGTTGTCCAGAACGTACTTGTCGCCGTCCTGTTTGTAGAGACCGCGGAAATCGGAGGGGATCGTGTTCACGTCGGTGACCGACGTGTTCTTGGCGAAATCGAACTCCATGCTGACCTTCCCACAGCATCACGCTGTGATTCGAACTCTGTGAGCATCACGCTCCAGTTGGCCCTTCCCGGCGTCATGCGACGCGTGATACAGGAGGGCCGGCTGCCTTGCGGACCAAACGATAGCAGTGCCGAGTGAAAGACAACAACGTCACTCGGATTTCTTTTCCACGGGCGGCTTCGGCCCAGGCTGCGGCGGGTCGCCCGGCGCGCCGGGGGCCGGCTTGGGTGCCATGGACGCCTGGAGCTCCAGCTGAGCCTTCTGCTCGACCAGGGCCTTGGCGGCTTCCGCATCCAGCAGCTTGAGGTCGGCTTCCGAGTCGTAGTCCTCGTCCAGAACTCCCATACGTTGGAGCTCCTTGGTGTAACGCGTCCGGCTGATGTCCTTGTTCTTGCGGGCCTCGCTGAGGCTCGTGAGGTGGGGAGCATCCGACGCGTCGATGCCGAAGTCGAGGTTGACCGACCACGTGCCGACTTCCGCCTTGATCTTGAGCCAGTCAGCGGTGAACTGCATGGCGCGGGCCAGGGCCGACTGGAAGCGGATCGCCATGTCCTGGAGCGGCGAGGTCGTCTCCGCCGTGTCGAGGGCACGAGCGGTCGCGCTGGCACCGCCGGGACGCTTCTTGAGGAAGGTCGCCCCGTACTCGGCCATGGTCTCCTCGAGGTCCATGAGGTCGGTGCGGCCGGCGTTGATCGCCTTGCCGGAGTGCTCGACGTAGTAGAACCGGCCGGCCGCGTCGGGACAGTGAAGCCACGCGTTGGGGCCGACGACCATCTTGTCGTCCGTGACCGCGCCGCTGACGGCGAGGATCGGGAAGCGGGCGACGGTCAGCACGCTGGTCTGGTCGGCGCGGCCCTGCCAGTGGGACACGTTCAGGTCGGCCAGGTCGTTGAGCGGCGGGGTGCCCCGCATGAAGTCCTCGCGGTCAGCGTAGAACGTCACGAGCGGGATGTACGGCAGGTCGTACGGGTACTCGTCGACCACCTTCCAGACCACCTTCTTCGTCTTCTTGTCCTTGATCTCTTCGTAGATCTTGACGTAGCCGGGGGTGATCTCGCGGATGCGGCAGACGGTGACTTCCTCGAAGCCTTGCAGGGTCGTGTGGTGCTCGAGGATGCGGACGCTGGTCACGTGCTCGACACCATTGCGAAACTCGCGGCTGGCGAACAGGACGTTCTCCGGCCGGATGTGCACCCAGTACGGACGCAGCTTGTCGCGGCGGTCGTCCTCGAGCGTGCGGGGCTGCCCGTCAGCACGCGGCTGCGGCCGGGGAAACTCGACCAGCACGTGACTGAACGCCTTGCCGACGCCGTCACGGAACCAGTTGCGACCAAAGACGTTGAGATCGTTGCCCTGGAGGTCGATGTTGGCCGTGAGGTCGATGAGCTCCTTCGGGATGTCATCGCCGAACTTGATGGGAGCGCTGAACGGCTTGCCGACCCACGAGTCGAGGGTCATCTTCAGCATGTTGAGGAGCGTGGCCTTCGCGAGACGTTCGCTGTATGCGTCGTCACTCTCCTCCGGATGCTGCGGCAGGTACTCCGTGCCCGCCGCGCGCATGGAGTCAGTGCCATCCAGGAGCGTCTGGATCTTTGTCCACATCGGCAGCATCGCTTCGTACGCGGCCGACGTTGTCGCTGGTCCCTTGTCTTTTGCCATAGCGTAAATGATAGTGCCGGTCTTCACCGGCGACTGTATCATTTCAGCTTGGCGTAGAACTTCGCGACTCTCATGAGTTCCGCCGGGTTCGCATCCTGCTTGATCAGGTTGGCCTTCATGCTCACCACGATGATGTTCCCTGTGACGTAGCCCAGGGAAGGCACAATGCGGTCGAGCGACGGGGAGTGACCCATCGGCGAGCGGCGTCCCCGGCTGAGCTTGATTCCCAGCGCCGGGCATCTCTCGGGGATCACAATCTCATCAACCTTGATGGAGAACGGGACTCCTCGCTTCTTCGCGCGGAGCCGGGCCATGAGCCAGAGCATCCTTCGAATGTTCTCGGGTTTGTCTCTTTCTCGAGCGACGCACCCCTTGCAGTTGGAGCTCCGTCCGTCTCTTGAGCGAGCCTGCAAGGAGAATGACTCCAGCGGCTGGTGCCTTCCGGCCAGCTGGCATTCTCCGTGAGAGCAGATCTTCGTCTTCATTTGAACTTGGACTTGGTCATTTCCATCCGCTCGCGGCGGAGGAAGTATCGAACCTCGTCGCCGATGTGGTCTTCGGCGTCCGTATCGACATCGTCGAGATTCTTCGAGTCGCGAGGCAGAACCGGGAACGTCCGCAAGAACTGGTCGCAACGGGCACACACGAATAGCCCTGGGAACTCTCGCACACCACCAGCTGGCGGACAAGAGTTTTTGAGCCACGTTCGGCATTGCATCCAGCCTTGGGCGCGGCTGCCAGCGCCCTTGTCAGCCGGATACCATCGAACTCCCATCCGAGCCATGTCGCCGGCGACCGAGTGGCCGGGTTCGTAGTCGGTGAAGATGGCCGAGTCGGCGACGCCCATTCTGACGCGGCCGACCAGACCCCAGTCTCGTTCTCGCTCGAGAATGCCCTGGGCGATCTCGATTGCAGTGAGACGTTTGCCCTCGTTGGGCACTCCGTTGAAGCCGTACCACTCGAAGATGCGGATGGCGTCGCCCTTGATCGCGCCGATGATCTGCTTGCGGTTGGTGCCGCTGAAGCTCAGCGTGATCGGCTCCCCGTTGCTGACGGCCCACAGACCATACGAGAACGGCTTCGACTGGCCGTGATCGTAGCTGCGGACGATCTTCCAGCCGCGCGGGATCATGTTCGCGTTCAGGTCAGGCAGCACGTGGTACTTCGGCTGCCACGCGTCGTCGAACATGCCGCCGGCCACGATGTCCCACGAGCCGTCGAGCCAGGCCGCGAGCTCCGACTCGTTGCGCGCGGCACCACGGATACGTTGGATGTACCCCGGATCCGCGTGCAACAGAATCTTGTTCTCGCTGATGTGGCCCTTGATCGCCATGCGTTCGGGCAGGGTGTTGCCCTGGTCGTCCTTCTCGATGACCAGCTTGCCGAAGATCTTGCCGGGCGGGCACGGAAGGCCGAAGCGGGTCTTGACCCAGTTGTGTCCGACGCCGTACGGGTTCGTGGTGGCGCGGTACTTACGCGGCATGCCTGGCCGCGTCGAACGCGAACAGGACATCATCACCTTGTAACACTTCGCGTCGGCCCACGTCGTCAATTCTTCCCACGCGATCCAGGGGTACGCGTGGCCGTGATACGACCAATAGTCGTCTTCGACACGGAACTGACGGAACATGAGTTGCTCCCCCTCGGGGAACGTCCACATGGTCTTGGCTTCGTTGAACTCGGCCTTCGGCCAGATGAGCTTGAACCACTTCTTCGACTTCTGGATGACGTCGGAGAGTTCTGGGAAGGTTTGTCGAAAGAGGACGCCGCGCCAGTCGGGGCCGTAGCCGTGCCCGACGTGCTGCGCGAAGTCCATGAGGAGGGCGTCCGTCTTGCCGGGGCCGCGCGTCCCTTCGTAGAGCACTTCGTACGCGGGGCATTCGAGGAAGGCGGCCTGAGAGCCAGGCTGCGGAGCCCACGTCACGTTCTTGCCGTCGATGAACGGCATGAGCGAGCCGTTCTGCTCTTTCCACACGACGCCGTTAGCTGTTGTTTGGACGCTGGGCATTCTTCCTCAGGATAATCAGCCGCTGCCGAATCGCGAAAATGGACCGCCGGGGCAGGTGCGGCTTGGCCGCGTTGACCGCCTGGGTGAGTCCCATGGTTCTATTCTGGAGGTTTATCACCAGCGGGGCAAGGAGATCTGTCTCTTCCATCAACCAATTCGGCTCGCGTTGACCCTTGTCCCGAATGCGGCGGCTCGAGCGGAGTCTTTCGACCATCCGCTCGAGCACAGGGCGGCGGGCAGCCGCTTTGGCTTGTTTCTCGGATTCCTTATCCGGGTTCGCTGGCGTCGTCATCGTCTTGGTCCTGACCGCTGAGGTCGTCGGGCTGGTCGTCGACCGTCGGGGTCGCGGCTTCCACCAGTTTCTTCTTCGCCATAGTCTGGAGCAGCGTGGCGAGGCCCAGGTTGGTGGCTCGGTTGCCTTCCAGGAGCGTAATCGTCGAGACCTCGTTGCCGTCCTCCGGCCGCTGGAGGGCGATCACGCAAGCGGGACACCGCGCGGTCAGGGCGTCCATGAGCTCGGTGACCGTGCAGTCGCCGACAGTTTTAGCAGAGATCTTGGATGAGCGATTACGATTCGTGTGGGGCATGAAGTTTCACCATTTCTTCGGACAAGGCCGCCGCTTTGACCAGCACATGCTGGGAAGCAGCGACCGACTGCCGTGCAAGCAGCAACTTCACGTCCACAGGAAGCACAGCGACTTCCTCAGCCGTTAGCGGTGGGAGTTCCACGCGCTGTTGGTTCTCGTATGTCTCGCGAAGCGTCTTCATCGCGAGCTCCAGGGACTCCAGCGAGACCTCACCTGGCTGAGGCGGCCGTGACACCTTACTCGGGAGACGTCCCGAGCATTGTGGATCACGGCAACTCAGGGTTTCGCACCAAAGATGGCACGACAATTGCCGGAGATGGCAAGCCGGACAGACGAATGCTTCCACGAGCACTGCGCCGGTCGTGTATGCCACCTCAAGCACGTGACTGACGAACTCAGGACGGGGTGGTTCTCCTCGGCTCACGCCCCACCCCCTGGGAGACTGACGATGCGTTTGTTCGCACGGTCGGCCTTCGCCATCACGTCTTTCAAAGCTGCCTCGGCCGCGCGGGCGACAGCAGGCGGGTTGTGCCCGTCGCTGTAGTCCGCACACTGGCTCATTGCGATCAACTCCGCTGCCCGCCGAACGTCCTCAGTGAGGCGTTGACTGTTCGCGTCGACCTTGAGCCATCCGATGAGGCCGGGGCGGACGAGGGAGCAGACCCCCACTTCCACCCAGGCTTTCTTGGTCACATCGTCCATCTTGAGCAGGACGCGCACTTCCGTGTCGGCCTGGCCCGTGATGATCCTCTTGACCGGCAACTTCGACTTTCTGTCTTCCACTGCGTACCTCGATTGCGGGCGTTGCTAACTCCCGCAGTCGACCACGGCATTGTGCCGTGGCCCCCTATCGGAAGCAAGGGGAAACCCTTACCTGAACCAGTTTTTAGCGGAGCACCCTACAATGGGTCCACCGCGCTCATTTCTCAGCGTGCACGTTGATCAGGGCGAAGCATGGCCACGTTCTCCACGTAGCCGGCAATGTCCGCGTAGCTGTCGTCCTTGCTCGTGTACGCAAGCCTCGAGATCTTCTGGAGGATGTTGAACATACAGACGTCCTCCGCTGTGATCGTGATAGTCTGACGGGCCTTGCGGCTCAGGAACGCCGACATCAGGTCGGCGGTCAGTTGGTGGTTCTGGGCCGGCGTGCCGTAGTCGCCGCCCCGGTTGCGGACGAGGTCGAGGACGCCTTGGGCGAAGCCTTCGGGCGTGCTGTGCTCGTGGGTGGGCGTGGGGTTGGTCGAGCTCGTGGTCTCGCCCCGGAGGGCCGCGCGGAGGCGGTCGCCGATGGCGGACTTGGGCATGTCCTGGATGTTGGGCGGGGTCACCTTGACCGTGACCGGCCCGCGTGCCTGGAACCGTCGGTGTGACAGGCCGCGCTGCATGAGCTCGGCCATGCCGGCCGACATGCTCTTCACGGGCACAAGCACGACGTTGGTGGACTTGATCCACTTCGCGCCGGGGATCTGAGTGAACGCCGCGACTTCCGTCTCGGTCAGGCCGTGGGTGCGGAAGACGTGGACGTCCTCGGTCTGTCCGTCGGCTTCCCCAGCCTCCAGGCCGGCCTTGATCCGCTCGAGCAGCAGGCCAGGCTCCTTGATCTGGGATAGATGAGCTGAACCGTCACGCGGGTCAGCCTCACCATCATGGTCGGTGATCTCGACGCGGACGGCGTCAAGGTCGACAGGCTCACGCGGGCGGTACGGGTCGCCCAGGAAGGTCTCGGCGTCAGCGAGCGCGGCTGCTTCCGTCTCCTCGAAGCCGCCGCCATAGCTCCAGCCAACGGGCGGGAGCTCCGGCTCGTCCTTGGCGTGGTCGACCGGGGCCTGGGTCAGGCTGACGCGCTTGTCGTTGGCGATCTCCTCTTCCTCCAGGGCGGCACGCCGCTCGCTCTCAGCGTACTGCGGCGGAAGCGGGTAGCCGGACGTCGTAAACGTGCCGTCTCCGTTCGCCACGACGTTGGTCAAGAGATCGACCGCGATGGCGGCCACGGCGTTCTGCACTTCCGGTGGGGTCTCGCCGTCGATGCAGCCACACATCATGTCGCACTTGTGAGCCGTGGGACGCAGCACGCGGCCCCGCGCCTGCTCGTCCTCCAGCTTGCCCGTCGTCGGAGCGGAGAAAACGACCACACCGGGTGCCCCGTCCTCGCCGCCGCTGTTCGTGACCTGGTGGTTCGACGGGCCGGGCGGTCCGAGCGGGTGCTTGACGTCCTTGAGCGGCCACTCGCCGGGGCCGTAGGTGCGGCCGGTGTGCTTGGTCGGCTCGTACGGGAACGTCTCGACGGTGCCGTCGACGTGCGTGCCGTCCTGACGCAGCACCCACCCGTGTTCCCCGAGCTCGACCTGGTCGATGTTCTCGAGCGGGAGAGTGATGGTCGCCTCGACGATGCCGCTGCCGTCGAAGGTGGTGACCTTGACGCCGCCCGCGTCCATCGCGAACAGCTGAGTCTGGGTGATTACGTTTCTCTTCGCCATTGTGTGTCCTTACAAAACGCAGGGAGCGGGACTTGAACCCACAAGACCCAGACGTAGGCTATTGCCCGCCCGTCAGGCCGTTTTCTCGATTAAACTACCCCCGCAGATCAGTCTCCTGGGTCAGTTTGGGGGCCGCCGGTCTCGTCCACGTCGTTGCCGCTGATGATTTCGCCGTCGATGATCTCGCCAGCCTCTACGGGGTCGACAAAATCAACGACTTCGTCGCCGTCGATTTCGTCTTCCGCGTCGCCCTCGTCATCGGGCTGCTCGCTGTAGCGGTCGAGGCCGATGGCCGTCATGACCTGGTCGGGAGTGGCCCCCATGCTCGTGCCAACCTCCAGCGACGTCGCGATGAGGCCCTGGATCGACGTTTTGAAGACAGACATCAGGGCCGCGCCGGTCAGCGGGATGAGAAACTCGCTCTCGACGCCGATGGCACCGCTGCCCTTGCCAATGAAGGTCATCCGCATGATGGGGCCTTCGTGGCCGTCAAGCATGTCGACCGTTATCGGCGGTCCATCCGCGAACGGAGGAGTCTCGGGGGCCGGAACCGGCTTTTCTTCGATGATCTCCGGAATTTCGTCCGGCGTCTCATCAGGGGGAGTGATTTCGTCGGCCATGAGCGAAGTTTCCCCGCCCAGTGAACGAAAGGCAAGGCCATTTCAGGGCGAAACTGGCCCAGAAGGCTCCGCCGGCGCGTCTGGCTCGACCAAGTCCGGCTTGGCCTGAGCTTCCCACGTCGCTTCTTGGTGCTTTGCCATCCAATCGGCCATGTTCGTCGCCGGGATCGGGGCCACGAGCACGCCACCACTGACCTTGAGCTCGCCCTCGAACTTTTCGCGAAACTCTGGCATATGACGCTTGAGAAGCAGTTCCAGCAGTCGCGAGTCGAATTTCCGGATCGTACCGATCTCTCCGCCGTGCTTGGAGGAGAAGACCGGCTCTTCCCACCCCTCGACCGCGCGGCTGTGGGCCGCCCTGACGAGGGAGTCCTTGTACTCGTCCATGGACTCGTCGCACATGGCCTGGAACTCAGGCTCCTCCTTGCGGAGACGTGCGATCGTGCTTGGGGCGAGGCCGCAGGTGCGACTCGACTCATGATACAGGCCAGAAGTGGCGAGATGCTGAAGGAAACGCTCGACGTGCTCGACCGTGACGTCTTCCGCCCGCACCCTGGCGCGGCGGTTCTTCAGGGCCGCAGGGAGCGGGGCCGGCTTGAGCAGGGCCAACTCGGTCGTCTGGTCGACCTCGTCTTCGCCTTCGATGATCTCGCTGCCGTCGTCCATGCCCCAAATGATAAGCGACCGCGTGCGAAATGGCACGCGGTCGCTTGAAAAGAGAGGCGACTGTCACGGATACATCGGCGAAAGCCGCAAAAAGCTCACTGAGCCCGTTTTCCGGCATTTCGCCCATTTCTCCGGGCCTGTCCGAGCCGTTTTCGTCTCAACTCGTTGGCGGCTTCTCGCTTGCCCTTTCGGTACTCAGCGAGTTCCTCGGACGCTACGTTGAAGAAATACGCCTTGACAGCAACGGGAATCGGCCTGACTCGGGATACCTCCGCGAGCCAGGCCAATGCCTCGTTGTAGACGGGTTCGAGATCAGGTGCCGCTGTTGTTGGGGGTGCCTTGGCCATCGTTTTCCGTCGGAGTCGTCGTCGGCTCCACGTAGGGGACGAACTCGACGACCGCGTCGGGCACGATGCCCTTGCCGGCCGCGTCGTTGTACTGCTTCCGAAGGGTATCCCACTGCTTCTTCAAGGCAAGTTTCTTCGCGCGGGCACGCTTGGAAGTCGCGATGGCCGTGGTGTAGGCCCCGTTGCGGCTCTTCTTCGCCGTCTTGGCGGCGTCGAGAACCTCACCGAAGGTGGCGAGCTCAGCGACGAAGGGTGCCTTCGCCAGTTCGTTCGCCTGGTCGAGGCGGGCGAGCTCGGCCTGGATCTCCGCGACGCGCGGCGGGAGCGGGCCGACTTCCGGCGGGTTCGCCAGCTGTCCTTTGAGCTCCACGAGGTTACGGGAAGCCGTCTCGTGTTCGCCCTGCGCGGCCGTGTAGGCTGCGAAGGCGGCTTCGGACGCGGCTTTGATCAACGATTTCTTCTGGGTAATGTCCATGGCCCTGATTCTCTCCGGCTGCTACGCAAAGGCAAGCCACTTTCACGCTGGGGGATCGATTTTCTGCGGAATTGACCCTGGTGGAGGCTGGCGCGGCCTGGATCTGACTCAGCCGGCCGTTTTGACTCAGAGCCGACCGGGGGTGGCTGAGCAGGCGCAATCCCTGGTGAATGCAGAGTTTCGAGACGGTTTGGGGCGGTTGCTCTCGCCCAGGAGGGCAGCCGCAATTCGCGAGGGTAGGGGGTATGTGGTAGGAAGGGGGACGGGGAGGGGTTCTTAAACACCGAACTCCTATACTTCTCTTCTTCTTCTTAAGAAGAAGAGTATTTTGAGTAACTCTTTCCAACTACTGAACTTCCGCGTACTCAGCCAGACTCGTTGAGATGAGTGTCCGAAGTCGACCACTCCTCTCCACGATCGCGGCCGGCCCGCCTGGGCCAGATGCAGGCCCTTCAACTCACAAACACGCGAGAGGGCTGAGAAAGTGGACGACGCTCGCCTCTGCGCCGTGCGGGAACCCCTCCCCGGCTCATTGGAGATCAAACGTTTGGTGAAGCGGGTGGAGGTGGAAGCAGTCGCGGAAGTCCACCTGGCTCACTCGCTCCACTATGTGTGTAACGTAATGCCCATTATCAGACACTAGGGTGGAGCCAGTGAGTGAACGAATGGAGGGAGTGATTCACCTCGGCATGCCGCGCGGCAGGTGGACCTCGATGGCGTGAACCCTGTGAATCCCCAGGAATCCTAGAGACTGTTGGAGCTCGAGGTGGAGCAGTTGAGTGGACTCAATGAAGCAGTACGATGGAGGGAAGGAGCCCAGCGATAGTTGATTCAGTGGAGCAAGGGAGGCCCAGAGCCAGGTGAAGCCTCTCCCTTGGTTGAATCGCGTGGAGCTCCTCTGTCGAATGGAGCAGGGGAGAGTGAACGACCTGGCCGACCTCGAGGAGAGCTCCTCCACCTGTATCAACCCCTCCTCGAGCTCCCCTTGGCTCCTTGTCTCCAGCAGAAGGCTTGATTCCAGCTGTTCTTACAGCTGAAATAGGCCGAAAACACCCTGAAAACGCCCGTTTGGAGGCCAAAACGACCCGTTGGAGCAGGGAAGCCGGGTGATAATAAGGAGTCGGGTGCGTGCTCGCGACTTTGTGACGCAAAAAATGAATGCCGCTCCACGCCCGGCGGTGTACCCCAGGCGGGCCGGGAACGCCCAGGCGGCCAGTACCCCAGGCCGTAGCAACGGCGAGCTCCAGCGTAGGGCAGAAGGCGTAGGGCGGGCGGCCTACGGCGCGGCTACCCCAGCGAACCGCCTTCCCTAGCGGGCAACCAACGTCCGGTAACAATACGACCGTCCTGTAAGAAAGCCGCGCGGCGGTTAGGCCGGCGGCTTCCCTAGTTCGTTCTGCTCCAACGGGTTCACAGGCCGGCGTAGGTCGCCATCTCGTCCCGAATCCACGCGACCTCGCTGGTCGTGCAGTTCGGTCGGCCCTTACGATTCCCGTAGACCCACGAAGCTACCTTCATCGCGTCGCTCCACCGCTTGTCGCGATCAGCGCCGACCTCGAAGGTCTCCTCGTTCGTTTTGCCGTCCTCGTCCACTACCTTCACGGCTACGCGGGCGGGGCCGGTAGGCGCGGGAACGCGGGCGAGCGTTAGCGTAGCGGTATCCGAGCGGAAGGTAGCGGTGATTCGTTCCATAGGTACACGAAAGATACGGCACAACCGTTGAAACGCCAAGGGTTAGAACCGTTTTACTCACGCATCGCGTAGATCCACGACGTCGCAAGCGGCTTCCAGCAGCTTCACCACATGATCGAACCCGTGCCCAAGGTGGTTGTTCACCAGGTCGCGGATTCCATCCCGCCGAATCGTTCGTTGCCCGCTGCCGAGCTCCACGAAGATCACGGGTTGGTTAGATGTTGGATCGAAGTGGACCTGGAGGGATACACCGTTCTGGATGAACGGCACGAGCACGTAGTCTGGACGGATCTTCATGGGTCGTAGTTCCTTTTGGACCGCTTGCGCCGGGTGGACCCGTACGCCCTGGGCGAAGGGAGGAGGGCGTTGGAGTTCACTCCATCTGGGCCAGCTTCCTCTCTTGTTTCAACACGTCAAACTACTGTCGCCGCTCTCGTGCCCTCATCCGCTTCAACGCCTTCTCGTCGGCGCGAAGTTGGATCTCGGGGACGAGCTCGACCTCGGTGCCCCAGGCGATCTCGGTGAAATGCCCGGCCACGTTGAGCTGATGGACCTCGCCGACCTTCTGAGGTCGCTTGGCCAGTACGATGTCGCCGCGCCCCTCCATCCGCTTCTCCGCCGCTGGCGAGAGATGGGGAAGATAGAAGAGGTTGCCGTTCAAACGGAAGACGGCGTTCCATTGAGCATGTTGGACTTGCATGAGTTACTTGCCCTGGTTGAAGTTGTTGCGTTGGTTGATGGCGGTACGGATAGCCTTCTTGAGGAACTCGTTGAAGCGAGCCGGGTTGTTCCACTTCGCCTCAATGCGGGCGTAGGTTTCAGCGGTCGGCAGGGCGAAGGAGTAGGTGCGGTCATTCATACCGTAAAGATACGGCATAACCGTTGAAACGCCAAACGGGCGGGCAAGAATTACGGGCGGCCCGTAGGCGCGGGGCGGCGCTTAGCCTTCGGCCTACGCTTCGCGGCTAGGCGGGCGGCCCTACGGCGGGCGCGGGCGGCCCTAGCGGCGGTTGCGGCCCGTACGGCGCGGCGTTGTAGGTACGCGGCCAGGGCGGCCCAGGCGGCTGCAACGAGCAACGCGAGCAGTACGTTCTGTTGGCCCAGGGAGACCAACGCGACCAGGGCGACGAATAGCTTCATTTGGAGCTCACGGGTTCGCACGACTCGATGAAGGCGGTGAGGCCACCGTCGTAATGGCGGCGGATTCCGCGTACGATCTCCTCGTCGGTTAGCTCAGCGACCTCCACTTCGTCGGCCCACTGGCAATCGGCTATCCAATTTCGTGCTTCTTCAATTTGTTCACGGGTCAGCGGCATCAGCGTATCTCCAAAAGGTCGTAAGTCGTTCAAGCCTTGGCGAACACCTTCACCTCGTCGCGCCGGGTCAACTGCACAACCTGCTTCGATTCGAGCAGGGCGACCAGGCCGGCCCGTACGACGTCGCCTTCAAGGGCGGTACGTTGGACGAGCTCGAGGGAGGTCAGCTGGGTGCCTTCGTTGAGGACGGCGAGCAGGGCGAGTTGGGTTAGGTAGCTCATAGGGGTATTCCTTTCGAACACCCCAAATGTACGATACCAGCGGCGGTTGACAAACCGCTTTTGCATATTTCACGATAGTGGAGCGGGTGAGCCTACAGCGCCTTGAACGCCATGGCCGACAGTTGGAGCCGGGTGAGCGGCTGGAGGCGAGCGAGCAGTTGGATGAGCTCAAGGGCGACCTCGAGCGACTCCACTTCTCGTTGAAACTCGCTGGTGTCGTTCGCGTTCACCTGTTCGAACATCACGCCGAAGATCACCTTCGTGGGGTCGCTCTCGTCGGCCGAAACCACCACGTCGTGCTGCTCCACCTGGTCGTTTTCTTTCAACGACACGGTGCCGATTATCGGCTCCTGGCCGTCCGGAAATGCGTTCGCGCCGGCGTAGCACCAATAATCTTCCTTGGTGAAGCGGCGGAAGCCGGGCGGAAGGGCGGGCGGGACGTTAGGGGTAGGGGCGTCGCTCATAGGTACGCCAACAATACGACAGGGCGGGCGGTACGCCAAACCATTTTTCAAGTTTGTCGCGACGGTATCTGTATCGTACGGTTGGAGCAGCCCGAAGCCTCACCACCTCCACCTGGTCCAACCTGGTTGGAGGTAGTGGAGCGGGTGGAGCCAGTGGATCTGCTGGAGCTCGTGGAGTCGTAAGACCTATTGGAGCTCGTGGATCTGGTGGAGCCGCCCGACCTGGTGAGGCGAGTGGATCTGAGGGTGGAGGTCGTGAATCACCTGTGAATCACGTGTGAATCAGCGTGAAGCTGTGAATCCTCGTGAACCGGGATGAATCCCTCGGCTCGTGGACCAGGCCGGCCGCGCCGCGCGGGGTCCAACTATCCGGCCGCTTGCTCCAACAGGCTCTGTATCGCCTTTGCGACCGCGAACCAATGGGCGCTCCACTCGGCTGGCGTCGGTAGCCGTATATCGCTGGGGTCGTCTTTGTTCACGACGTACACTTCCAGCGCCGGCAACAATTCCGGCTCGTTGCCGGGGTCGCACGCGGCGACGAGGTATTCGGTGGGCGTTACATCAACGACGGTAGCCTGAGTGCGTTGCATAGGTACGCCAAAGGTACGACACGAACGGCCAGCCGACAAACGGCTGCGCCGCGCGGCGGGCGTCCGGTATCTCCTGGGCCCAGAAGGTGGACCCCCTCCTGAGGATCGCTGGATCCTATCCGTCCCCTCTCGGAAACGGGTGGATCCTATGGAGGAGCTCCTCGAGCCGGCTCAGTCCATCTATCCGTGCTTACGAAAAGAGGAGGTTGTAGAGGGGAAGCGACCAAGCCTTCACGATGGACTTGTAGAGGATGCGGTAGCCTGGCGTGATAACCGGCTTCGCTCCATCCTTCTCGAGCCAGCCGACGAGGTCGTCGATCTTCTCTCGGACTTCGCTGTTGTCCCGTTCGGGGGCGACGATGAGCTCGATGAGCTCCTTCAGGCAGGTAGTCGGGTCCATAGGTACGCGAACAGTAACACACGCCCGTTGAAACGCCAAACCGTTAATCTGGCGACGCTGCCCAGCGGCGTACCCGTTCGATGGCGGTAGCGGTACGCTCCAGGCCGGGGCGGAGCTCCTCGAGGCTCTGGCGGGCCGCAGGCGCGGCGTCCTGCACCCGGTAGCGGTAGGCGACCGCCAAGGCGAGCACGACGGCCACGAGGTAGAGGGCGGTGAGGCTGCGGAAGAGGTTCATACGATCAGTCTCGCTCAGGTATCCTTCGCGACAAATGAAAAATGCCGGCCCACCGCTACAGTGGACCGGCACCCTATGGAACGATTGTTGGGGCTGTAGCGGCCCGTGGAAGTTCAGCGGCCAGTGAGGAGCCACTTCAACCGGCCGAAGAAGCCGCGCCCGTCGGTCACGTGGCTTGACTTCACCGCGTTCAACGCGGCGTCCAGATCCTCTTCGGTCACCAGTTCGTAGTTCTCGATCATCTCGCCGACCTGGTCCTGGTTCTCGAGGTCCAGCATCGAACCGAGCTCGTCCTTGTCCACGAGCTCGTTGTCTCGGATAAAGCTCCGGATGCTCTCCGAGTCGTTCAGGTCCAAGAAGTCGTCGGTGTTCGGCAGGTCGTTCTGGCTCACCAGGCTGTTGTTCTCGATGAACTGCTCGATCTGGCGTTCGTCGCTCAGGTCCAGCATTTCGCTGAAGTCGGGCAGGTCGAGGGACTCGACCACTTCGCTCACGACTTCGTGGAGGGTAGCTTCCAGCTGCTCGCGTTCGTGCGGCGCGGCGACCAGGGTGGCGGCCAGCACGCGAATCTTGGCTTCGGCGACTTTCGAAAGTTCCACGGTCATAGGGGTCTCCAGCAGGTTTCAACTTCCAGGCCGGCGTAGCGTCCGGCAACACCCGAAAGATACAACACACGAAGGCGAAGGCAAACCGATTAGCGGTTGCCGATCTGTTGAACCCGCGCCTTGCGGTGAGCCGCAGTCGCACGCTTCACCACATTCACCTTGTAGCCGACGCGCTCTAGCTCAGCCAGGAACGACTTGGTGGAGTCGCTGACGAGCGAGGCGGGCTGGGTGAGGCGGATGAGCCCAGAGGGGTCGCACGAGCCGTGCTGGCCAACCGTCTGGTAACTCATGCAGGTGTCCGGGTCGGACGTACCCGCTACGGCGGGGAAGATGGCGATGAGCTCGCCCGTCCGGAAGTAGCGAAGGAGCGTGTCGGTGGGTTCTTTGTCCATAGGTAGTTGAAAGATGCCTCATCGCCGGCGGGAAGCAAACTAAATCTTCACACAGCGGTGAGCGGGCTGGTCGATCGGCACGAGCCAGTGGACCGGCCCGCTCACGCTGGAGACCTTGAAGTCGGTGAGGTGGAAGAGCTCCTTCCTCATCGGGTCGTCGTACTCCACGTGGACGAACTTCGCTCCCGAGTTCGTATGGGTCTCCACCTTCACCTTGCTCGCCGAGCTCCACTCATTCAGTGTCATCATCCATCTCCTCTTCATCGTCCTCGTCATCGAGGTCGTCGTCATCGTCGAAGTCGTCCTCGTCATCGAAGTCGTCTTCGTCGTCCAGGTCGTCATCATCGTCTTCGTCGTCGAAGTCGTCGTCCTCATCCTCGTCTTCGAAGTCGTCGTCCTCATCCTCGTCTTCGAAGTCGTCCTCGTCGTCCGAGCAGCATACGTCGGCTGCCTCCTTCCCGAGGTGAACACAGCCGCACTCGTTGCACTCGAAAGCATCCAAGTGGTCGGGCACCTTCCCGGTGGAGCTAGTGTAGACATCGCTCACGATGCCTTCCAGGACGTAGCGGTCGTCCTGGTCCACCGCGTTGGAGGCCTGCGCCTTGGCGGCCGCGCCGCCGTGGACGGTATCAGCCACCGCCAGGCGGGCGAAGCGGACGAGCCGCTGCTGGGCGTCAGGAAGGTTCTCGAGGTTGTCGGTTCGCTTTGCGTTCATAGTACGCTCACAGTACGGCACGAAGGTTGAAACGGCAAACTCAAACCGCAGATTGCGACATGGTGAGCTCGAGGCGGCCGATGAGTTCGTTGGAGCCAACGTAGAACAGGAGGATCTCTTCGCCATCGAGGAGTCCGATGAACGAACCGATATGGGCGAAGGCGGTCCAATCGCTGTGCTCCAACCGGCTCGAAAGTTCGGTGCGCTTCGCGTTGTCCGGCCGCATCCAATCAGCCTTCAAGATCTCCAGGAAGTCCGGCGGGTCCACCGGCGTCTTCGGTTCGGCCTGGTTCAACCGATCCACGAGTTCGTCCGCACACTTCGGGTCCAAACCGCGCTCGTTCTTGCTGCGGTAGGGAGGGGTGAACTGGATGGACCAGTGCATCACCTGCTCAGCGGGGACGTCCTCTTTGTAGTCGTAGATATTCACCCAGCCGCTGCCGTGGGGCAGGTCCACCTGGATGTTCCACTCCACCTGGAGTTTGTCGCTGGTGCCCTTTTCGTATCGCTTCGTTGGCTGGCCGAAGGCGGCCACGAGTCGCTCGAAAGAACAGGTCAGCCGGCGAACGCCAGCGGCGGAGGGGTCAAGGAACGCGGGTTGGGTAGCGGTCGTGCTCATAGGTACGGGAACAGTAACACACGGCGGTTGAAACGCCAAGCGGCCCGCGTTCTTTTATTTCACATTTGGCGGAGAAGATTCCTGCGGTATGCTCCACTTGATCGTGACCGCGCCGGGTCGTGGACCAGGGCGGGAGATTGTGGGGACGCACGCCCCTGTCGGAGAGATAATGGACCTTCAACGAGACGACGACATCGAAGAGAGGCTGAAGCGGTCCAGGCTCCACCTGGCTCACTGCCTCCACCGCTTCCTCCAGATCCAACGACTCCGTCGACTCCTCGAAGTCCAACGACTCGGTCTGCTCCAACCGCTCCACGGGGAACCCCCGGCGGCAGGCTGAGGGGAGCTCGTGAATCACTCGTGAATCCCATGAATTTTGGGACGCGCGTGAACCCTCGTGAATCCTCGTGAATTTGGGATGAATCCGTCGACGCCTCACGGTCGTGCGCCGTCCACGCGCCGCGCCGCGCGGTCGTGCGCCGCGCCGGCGCTCAGTCCGCGCTCGGCTCTGGAGCCGCGTCGAGGGGCGTCCGCGCCGGCGGCGGCCGGCTGCGTGGGTCGATCGGGCGGCGGCCTGGGGCGGGCCTGGCGTCGAGGCGGGCGGGCGTTCGAGCTCGAAGGGCCGGCCCGCGTCGCTCGGCACACGAGGAGGGCCGCGCGGGGTCGGCGGCGGGCGTCGGGGCGGTTGGTCGGCGGGCCTCTGGAGCGGCCTCGAGGCGCGGGGTGCGAGTTCGCCCTGGGCCACCCCACTTCTGGGACGGCTCCAGGGCGCTCCCCCTCCTGACAGATGCTGGATCCTATAGGCCCTCCGAGGGAAATCAGGATCCTATGGGAGGTTATTCCCCCATCTCATCGGGGCTGACCAGCAGCACGTCTCCGAGGATGGCGACCGCGCTCCCATGTGCCCCGTGGAACATCTCGGTGGCGACACGGTTCATGGGGGACGTCGGGCACTTGAGCTTCGCGTCCTCGTCCACGAGCAGCAGGAAGCCTTCGGGGGACTGCACGCGGATCGTCTCGACGTAGCCGCCGACGAACGCCTGGAGCTCTTCCAGGGTGAACGCCTTGCCGCTGGCCGGGGTGACTTCCGTCTTAGTTCCGTCTGCCTTGATATGGATCGCCATTGTGCTCCGAGTATGGCCCAGGGCGGTGGCCCAGGCAAGACGATTATCCTCGCATCCGCAGCAGCGTCTGGAGCCGCCGCGCCTCGGCCGTGTGGCGGGCCTCGTCCACCCGATCGCCATCGACGCGGGCGCAGCCGGCGAGCTCCCACGACTGGTCGACCTTCCGCCGCAGCTTCTCGTCGTCCCATCCGTCCTCCGCCGGGGCGGTGTTGGCCTTCCGAGCAGCGGCCTCTGCTGCCGCGAACTCTGCCGGCCGCATCCACCGCCCGCTCTTGACCTTCTGGATGTCGTACTGGGAGACACGCAGGGTCAGCCGGGTCTTCTCCGCTTCCTCGGCGGAGCCGCAGCCGACCGTCATCATGTTGCCACAGATCCGTCCGTAGAACTTCTGAGGGTCGCGGAGCGCCGTGTACAGGTAGGCGTACACACCATCGAGTTTGCCGTCGTCGTTCAGGGGCATGACGGGAGTCTCCCTCATTGCTTGGGGCCAGGCAACTGTTTCTGCTGGCCGGCTCGACCCGTGCGGGTGAACTCGGCCTTGCTGCCGTGCTCGTGTCCCTCGCGGAAGGCGGTGTTGTCGCCGCTCTGAGCGCCTTGGCGGGCGGCACCCTTGCCGAGTTTGATTCCTTGGTCGTTCTCCAGCCACTCAGCGGCCCGCTCCTGGAGCTTCTCATAGCGTTCCGAGAGGGTGATCGACGTCGTCTTCGACTCGGCGATGGCGAGCGCCGTGTCCTTGCCGGCCGCGACCTCGTGGGTCAGCAGGGCGAGCGGCTTGGCCTCCACCAGCTGGCGGGCCTTGTTGATCTGCATGGCCTTGACGAGCAGGGCGGCTGCGAAGCCTTCCGCGTACTTCTCGCCGCTGCCCCGGTAGGCCCCGCCCCAACGCATGACCGCCATCGTCGCGATGGCCCTGTCCCACATCGTGTAGAGCTCAGCCGCTTCCGCAGCCTCCTGGGCAGGACCATAGAAGGCGAACCGCTTGATCTCCTTCCGCTGGCCGGCGTACTTCCCGGTGTAGAACTGAACGACGCCATCGATTCGCATCGGCTCGCTGTCGCCGTCAAGATAGTGCTTTACGCAGCCGAACAGCTGCTCCACGGCGTTGGCGAGGATCGTGTTCCAGCGGTGGAACTTCGGGCTGCCCGTCTTGCCCAGGTGGAGCTCCATCTTCGACTCGTCGGCGTCCGGGGCCTCGTCCTTCTTCTCGAAGTCCTCGGCCTTGAGGTGATGCTTGTCGATCAGCTTCGCCGCCGCGTTCATGTAGTTGGTGATCTCGCCGTCGCTCGCCGCGCCGTCGTTGGCTACGGCCATCAGCTTGCGGATCTGGTCTTTGATTCGTTCGAGTTCAGCTGCCACAGGTCTCCTTGGTTAGGTGACCGGAGTATGCCTCATCGCTCGGCTAGAGGCAAGAGCAAAGCGACAACAAAACGAAGCCGCCCCGCGCGGGGCGGTCGAGCTCATTCAGGTGGG